ATTTTATTGATGTAACGTCTCTTGACAGTACGGGTGGATTCCGTGAGTTTATTACAGGTTTTCGAGATGGTGGAACCGTTTCGTTGACTATGAACTTTACCCGCACATCTTACGATAAGATGTTGTCGGATTTTGAGGATGATACCCCTCATTACTATGAAATTGTTCTTCCGGATGATGTAAACACATCGTTTGAGTTCTGTGGTTTTGTAACTGAGTTACCGTTGGAAATTCCTACGGATGATAAAATCACCGCCAATGTAACCATTAAGGTTTCCGGAAAAGTGACCGTCAATTCCGGTAGTGGTTCATAGAATTAACCTTTATATCACTAATCAAGTGTTATTTTTAGTTTATAAATTCTTAAAAAATTAATCAAATGAAAAAATCAGTTTTTTTAACAAAGGAAATGCTTTTACAGAGGGATGATTTAAAAATTGAAAAAGTTGAATTATCTAAAGGTTTTGTATATGTGCGTGAAATGACCGGACACGAAAAAGATATTTGGGAACAGTCCATGTTAAAACAAAAACCAAGTGGTGACCGGAATCGTACAATGACGTATGAAACCATACTTGAAGATTTCCGTGCAAAGTTAGCAGTTGTTACCGTTTGTGATGAAAAGGGAGATCTTGTGTTTGAACCAGGGGATGTAAAAAATCTCAGTAAAATGATGAGTGCTTCTAATTTGGAAAAGATTGTGGAAACTGCACAAAGGTTAAATGCAATTACTACCGCAGATAAGGAGGAAATCCTAAAAAACTCAGAAGCAGACCTGAACGACAGTTCCAATTCAGACTCTGTAGAGAATTAGGGATTATCCATCCTGATAGATTGTTGGAACAATTAACCGCAAAACAATTAGCAGAGTGGGAGGTATATAATAATATTGATCCAGTAGGTGAATGGAGAAATGATTTTAAGTTTTCTTATATGGCTTCGTTAATCACGAATTTGATGATACAAGCCTATGGAAAGAAAGGATCTAAAATGACTAAGATAGAAGATTTTCAACTTCAATGGGATACAGGAGCAGAAACTGAACCTAAACAACAAAGTGTTGAAGAAATGAAAAATATTCTTCTTGGTTTAGCAGCGTCACAGAATAAAAAGACAGAACAATCTCCACCAGTTAAAAGAAGAAAAGTATGAGTAGTTTAGGTTCATTAATGGTTATAATCGGTGCTAATACCGCTGGGTTGACGGCAGCACAACACGACTTGCGAAGGTTACAAACTGCGATGACTCACACTCAATCTGCTTTTAAAACTTTAGAGCAAGGTATGGTTACGTTTGGTCGCACATTGACACAATACGTAACCTTACCTGTGACTCTATTAGGAATTGCTGCGGTAAAGACATTTGCTGATTTTGAATATGAACTTGCTAAGATTGAAGGTTTAGTAGGTATTTCGGGTGCTACGGTACAAGAGTGGGGAAACCAAATCTTGGAAATGGCTTCAAGTTTTGGTAAGGCTCCGCAAGAATTAGCAGAAGCCTTATATTTTATTACTTCCTCCGGTTTTAAGTCTGCTAAAGCAATGGAAGTAATGAAAACTTCTGCAATGGCAGCGTCAGCTGGATTAGGTGAAACAAAGGATATTGCTAATATTGTAACATCTGCTATAAATGCCTATGGGAAAGCCAATATCACAGCGGCTCAAGCAGCGGACGTATTAACTGTTGCCGTAAGGGAAGGCAAAGGAGAACCGGCTGAGCTCGTAAAAGCCTTTGCAACTGTTATTCCTGTTGCTGCCAAATTAGGAGTACATTTTGACCAAGTTGGAGGTGCTATTGCGGCGATGACACGATATGGTATTCCTGCGGCAAATGCTTCCACGTATTTACGTCAAACATTATTTACTCTTCTTAAACCAACAAATCAAGTAAAGAAAGGATTAGCACAATTTGGATTAACAGCACAAGATGTCAGAAATTCTTTGCGAAGTGATGGATTGATAGATACCTTGCAAATGCTTCAAGAAAAGATTGGGACGAATGAGGAAGCCTTAGGACAAATATTTCCAAATATACGTGCGTTCATGGGTGTAACTTCATTGCTTGGTGCTAATCTGGAAGAAACGATTGGGGTATTTAATGATACAAAGAATTCATTAGGTGCGACAGCCGCTGCCTTTGAGATTATTTCCCAAACCACTAAATTCAAATTTAATGCTGCGATGGCAGAGGCTAAAGCAACATTAATTAAATTTGGTGAGGCAATTATGGAAATGCTTTTACCTACGATTGTAAATATAACAAGAAAGATTAGAGACCTTGGAAATTGGTTTACAGGATTGAGTAAACCTACACAAGAATTAATTATAAAGGTATTAGGATTTACCGCTGCCGTAGGCCCTCTATTGTTAATCCTTAACCTTTTAATAACGGTAACGATACGACCACTTATATTGTTATTGACAACCTTGAGGAATGTTATTAGAACAGTGATAATACAAATGGGGTTAATGACAAAAGCAGGTTCTTTATTAACTACCGTTATCAATCTTCAAAAAATTGCTTATTTAGCATGGGCTTATCAAATTGCGTATGTTACAGGAAATAAAACAAAATTGGTAGCAATAACAAAAGTCCTTAATAAGGTAATAGCAGCTACTCCTTGGGGATGGGTGGCTTTAGCAATTGGTGCTGTGGTAACTGCTCTTGCTTTATTGATTAATAAAAAGAAGGAATTAAGTGCTGTTGAAAAAATTAGTAATGAAATATCTACTGAAGTTAATAATTCTGTATCTAAAGAAATTGCTCATCTTGATAGGTTAAAAAGAGTATTGGACAATAATAAATCTTCTGAAGAACAAAGGGCAGTTGCAATACGTGAATTGAATAAAACAATGTCCATTTATACGGGTGGTATAATTGTTGAAAAAGAAGAGATTGAAAAGTTAATGAAAATCTCTAAAGATGAAACCAAAACAAAAACAGAAAGAGAAGAAGCATTAAAAGAAGCAATAAGATTACAAGAAATTTATAATAAAGGAATAACTGAGGAAAAAGTTCGTACAGGTCAGGCTGCTGATATGATTAATACCTATATGGGTATGTTGAAAAGGAAATACACACTTCAAGCAGCAGAGGGTTTAATCGTTAAAAAAATTACGGAACAACTTGAATTACAAGATAAGATTTCAAAAGGACAAGGAGTAGAATTAAGTGACATTGAAAAGGCAAAGGTTCATTTAGTAAAAGGATTGCCTTCTGTTGCTATGTTAGGACCTGTTGCTGGAATCACTAATATCTTTAAACAAGCTGATTGGTTTAAAGAAGCAGAATTAGCAAAAGCAAAAGGAAATTTGGTAGAAATTAATACACAGGTAAACACATTAAATGATAGTATAAATTCATTAGTAAATCAAGTATTTGGAATTGAAGAAATACAAATAACAGGTGTAGCCTCACCGGATATCATTCCTGATGATTTAGAAACTGACTTAGAAAAACTTAAAAGGTTACAGAAGGAACTTGCAAAGGTATTTGAAGATTTTAATATTCAAATGTATGTACAGAATAAAGAAAGTGAAAAAACAGGAGATAGTTACCAAACAATTATTGACCAAGCAAATTTACTTAACACAACGATAAAGAAGTTAAGAGAGTTGGAAGGTCAAGATATGTTTTCAATCAAAACTAAAAGTTTGGAAACTGTTTATGATAATATTAAAGATGTAGCGGCTGTGGCAGAATTGTTTAAAGAAACAATGAAGGATGTTGGAGAAGAAAATTTAAAGACGTGGGCTCAACTTGATTATGATATTCGTAATTATAAGAGTAATACTGAACAGGTTTTAAAACTGCAACAAGATTTTTCAAAGGATTTAGCAACCACAGATATATATGCAAACAATCTTGGTAAAAGTTTTGACAAGACAGCAGCACAAATAGAGTTCACGATAGAGTATATCAAGAAACTAAAAGAACAAATGAAAAATCTTGCCCCTGGAGAAACAAGTGTTGAGGGGATGGGCAGTTTAGTTAATTGGGAATCTTTTTTAGAAACATTAAACATAAAGAAAGCAAGTGAAGAATTTCAATATGAATTAGATGATATTCAAACAAAAGCAAATTTACTTGGAGGAATAGCAGATACGAACGGTTTAAAAATCTCTATGTTTACCAAATATTTACGAGGATTAAGTAATGTTGATATTGGTAAAATTATTGAAAGTGGTGATATTGAATCTCTTAAAAAATGGATTGAGGGTATTCGGGTAGGTACAGAAGAGTTAAAGAAGATGGAGGCAGCCAGAGAAGTTGCTAACCTGATACAAAACTCATTTACCAGTTTATTCACAACAATAGGAGAAGGTTTGGGTAAAGTATTTGCCGGAGAAGAAGATGCTATGAGTAATCTCTTTAAAGGTATTCTTTCAGTAATGTTTGATTTTGCTAAACAGTTTGGTGAGATTATGATTGGGCTTGGAATGGCCAGGATTGCATTAGATGCAATAGGATGGACAGGTGTTGGTGCTGTTGTAGCAGGGATGACCCTTGTGGCATTGGCTTCTGCTGCTCAATCTTTATTGGATAAAGGACCTGATTTAGAGAAAGTTCCAGGAATGGCTATGGGAGGTATTGTACCAGCAGGATATCCAAGAGACACTTATCCTGCCTTGTTAAGTTCTGGTGAAATGGTTGTTCCACCACATAAACTTCCTGAATTTGAGAATCGTGAGATGGAGGTTAAGGTTGTTGTTGAAGGAGTTACTAAAGGTAGTGACCTTTATTATGTTATGAAAGAAGTTTCACGTCGTTACAAAAATTCATTCTAATGAGTTCATCTGGATATGATAGACTGTATCATCAGTTTAAAGATATTAATGAAGAAGAATATCTTATACAAATATACAGGTCAGGAGTTTTACCAACTTCTTATCAAATAAAATATAGTGATGCTAATCCTGTTCAATTAACTTATGGTGGTGGTGATAAGAATAGTTGGGATCATACTTTTATCCAAGGGCGTGAACTTGTCTTTAAATTTTATGTACCACGTGCTGATATAGCAGTAATAGATGATTTGCTTGAAAGTCAATATAAAGAATGGTATGTTCGATTTTCTAAAGGTGGTGTAACGTTATTTTTAGGCTATCTCAAACCGGAAAATATGTACAAAAGGTTTGAAACTAATCCACCTTATATTGAAGTTGAATTGTCTGCTACGGATGGTCTTGCTGAATTAAAAGATATTGATTTTAGTATTCCTGGAGTAGACCCTGTAACAGGACAGGTAACTTTATTGGAAGCTATAAAAAATGCGCTCACACCTGTAAATATATTCTTACCATTTAAGATTCAAGTAAATACTTTTCCAAGTGAATTTACGGGATATACCATTACTACTTGTTCTATTTCTGAATCTTATTGCAATGCTAAACGGTTTTATAATATTACGGTAGAAGAAGATGAAGAAATCATAGAACCTATTAAATGTTGGGATGTTATTGAATACTGTCTTAAAACATTTAATTGTAAGTTATTTCAACATAAAGGGTATTATACGATAGTAAATCATCTTGAATTAGTAAAAAATTCAAATTCATTAACTCATATATATGATTGGAACAATATAATTGCACCAACTTCAAGCACGTTAGAAACTGATGTTTTTAAAGATATTTCAAGTGAATTATTTACACCGTATGTAGAACAGCAAAAAATACATCCTTTACGATCAATTACTTCTACAATTATAAATACAAACGCCGGTGAAAATGTTGGTATTGATTTTACTGATTGGGAAAATGTTTGGGAATTTTCAAATCAACCTGAAGCATATTGGAAATCGCGTATAGAGCAAACTGATGGTTCTTTACGGTGTTTAATTGAAGATACTGACCAACCGTGGATGCGATTAAAAACTGCAATACATATAGTTCCTGAAGATGGTAAGACTACATACTTGAGATTTAAAGGAGAGTTTTATTGTTGGTTTTGGAATAAATGGGATGGAAATATTTTTAAATCTGATGGTAAGTTAAGTCAAACTGATATTAAAATTAGAGTACAAAAAGATAATTTTTGGAGTCCTTATTTATCTTTAGGAACACCTATTTATTCTCCTGATGTAAACGGAGTACAGGTTCCTAAGTATATTACTTTTGATACAAAAAATCATATTAATTTATTAATTACAAAAGAAGGAGATTATAATTTTGAATTTTTTGTAGATTCATTACGTGGGGCACAACAGTTTGATGCTTTAGGTATTCAATTACGTAATTTTGAAATTACTATATGGGATGGGGCCGGTAATGAATATAATCCCACAAATGTAAATTCTAAACCAACTTATTATCAAGTAAACATTGAAAATAATGGGTTTGAAGATTTAGAACAAGAATTACAATTATTTGATGGTGTCAGTACAGCGGATTCTGCTGCTTTAATGATGCCTAAAGGGGGTTTACATTTAACTCAATATTGGGATAGGCGTGGTGGTGTTGACGAACGTAAAATTATAGATATTAATTCTATTTATATTCTAAACAATAGAATGAAATATAAGAATTTTTTACGATGTACTATAATTGACCGCACTTTCCAAATTGATTTTGAACATATTTTAATCATTCAATCAAAATATTATACTTTTTCAAGTTATACCCGTAATTTTAGGACAGGAGATATTGAAGCTGAATTAATTGAATTAATCCACGATTCAAGAGCATACCCAGCAATAACTGAAGCCACAAAAACAGCAACTATTATTGAACCTTTAACTCCCGGAACAGACGAAGCAGAACAATTAAATATTGCAGTTCTTAAATCAGCCCCTATTACTCCTTGGGAAGTAGGTGATGTAATTCGTGCGGTACAAGGAGATTCAGAAGGTGACGTCGACTATTATCTTGCACAGGCAGATACACTTGAACACGCAACTGCGATTGGTGTTATTACAGAAATAATTGATATTGATATTTTCAAATATATTAGTAATGGTTATTTGCCTAAAGAAATATTTCCTTGTGAGGTAGGGCAGTATTATTACTTATCTCCAATAGATGCTGGTAAGATGGTAACTGAACCAACTTACAAAGAATATGAAATTGAACAAGCAATCGGTTTCGGTACTGAAAAAGGTTTTTACGTTGAAATAGATGCACGTAATCTAAATTTCAAAGAAATTGTTGAAAAATCACAAATTCCATCAGGCATACCAATCTATATGCACTGGGAAAATTCGGACATTCAAATAGAGGACAGTTACACGGAAAGTGATATAGATAGTTCTGAAAGTAGTGGTTATCCACATTACCCAAGTGATTATGATAAAGCACTTTTGAACATACCTGACGATGTAAGATGTGAATATGGTACTCAGGTAAATTTTAATTCAGGTGAATTAGTAATCAAGAAATTTGTTACAGAACCAGGAGTACCAAATACAACTTTGATTCCCGCCGGTGGGTGGTTTTTTGAAACTTATCTTGCACCTTCAATTCAGAATGTTTTATCATATACGGTACACGTTTATAAACGGAATGAGGTAGGTATTGAAACTGAATTATTTAGTTTTGAACAACGTCTTACCACCCCTAATTATTTACAACGGTACGATTATGCCTATGCAAGCGATGAAATAGTGTTAGAAGCAACCGATAGGCTTGTCTTTGAGTATTGTGCTAAAAGTACAATCGGTCCGTTAGAAACAGTTAGATTGTTTGTAGAAGGGGATACTCGTACCAATGTAAAAATTCCGATATTTGTAGAATTGCTTAACCTTACGGATAAGTATGTTACGGATATGCTTTTTGATGATAGTTCTCGTGAACTCACATTGAAACGCAATAACAATTTACCTGACCTTACAGTGGTTATTCCGGGTGAAGAATTTCTTAATATTGAAGATTTTGACTTTGATTGGAATGATATTACAACAGGAGTTTCTCAAACCTATATTCTAAAAGTAAGGGCTTCTTATGCTTACCGTATTGTTTCCGTAGTATTACAATCTGATACTACGATGGATGATATTACGATTGAAATAAATGGTAATCCTATTACTTGGGAGGATGAATCTATAAGTATTGACGTAACAACAACACCGTTAGAAAAAGTAGCTAAATTTGAATATGATAATCTTGTTGAAATAGGTGATCAGGTAACTTTGGTTACTTCGGGAACTGATGCATTTGCAGAGGTGTTAAGAGGTAGTTTACGAACAGTACGTTCAAGTGATATACAAACTTCATCATTATAAATTATGGCAAAGCAATTATACCACCCAAAGGCAAAAGAAATAGATGCTTTTACTTTTAAAGTAAACGTAACCTCTGCTACTGTTTATCCTGTAAGCGGTATTTTACGTATTCAATTACCTTTGGTAAGCGGTAAAACTTATGCTTGTTGGGTTGATTGGGGTGATGGTACTGCAAAACAGTATATCAATGCTTATAATTCTGCAAATTCAGCCCATACTTATTCAACAGAAGGAACATACACGATACGAATAGCGGGTGTTTGTCAAGGATTTTACGTTAATGGCTCCGCTAATACATATTCTATAAAGAATACGATTACCGAAGTTGTTAAGTGGGGAACTAAAGCTGATTTCCGTCAATTAGATTTTTATAATTGTACGAACCTTACAAAGCTACCTTACGATACGAATGGAATGACTGCCATTACAGGGGCAGCAAGTATTACCACGTTCGCAAATTTTGTAAGAGGTTGCACAAGCCTTGCACAAGATTTAAACGATAGGTTATTCTCACTTTGTCCGTCAGTTACATCATTTTATTATACTTTTGGTTCGTCAGCAGTTCAAGGAACAATACCGGAAGATATGTTTGTTGAACAAAGTACGAATGTAACCACATTTGAAGGTACTTTTTATGATTGTAATGTTTCTGGGGTTATCCCAAGATATTTGTTCTATACAAATACAAACGTAACAACTTTTCAAAGAACATTTTATAGTTCACTGGTTTCAGGTCGTGTAAATGCTTATTTGTTTGAAAAAAATACAAAAGTTCAATATTTTACAGAAACATTCGGCTATACAAATGTTCATGGTAACATTGACCCGTTGCTTTTCTCATTTGCAGGAGCAAGTGTATTATCCTTCAATGGAACATTCAGAAATACAAATATGGGATGGGACGACAGTAGTTCGCCTACAGAGGTATTGCCAGACGATATTTGGGACACGAATATCAATGTCACTGATTTCAGTTTTACATTATATGTGACCAAGTACAACTGTACCATTCCATTATGTTTCACTCAGAACACAAAGGTTACTACATTCGCTTCTCATTTTTCAGGAACTCCTTTCATTGGGACAATCCCAGTAGATCTATTTGTTCAGGCAGGGGCCTCTGTGTTGAGTGTCAATAGCACATTTAATGCAACTTCAATTCAGGGGATACCTGACCATTTATTCTGGTCAAATCCGAATATATGGGATTTTGGAGGGACATTTGCAAATTGTGATAATATAGGTCCAAGCAATAATGAACTTGGGTATTACCCCATAAATAATGTGCTTTTCAGTCAGAACACAAAAGCAACAAATTTTGGCCAAACGTTCTGGGATAGCGAGAATATTGTTCAACCTCTTCCTCCTGATTTATGGGCAAACAATCCCCTTGTCACATCTACATGGGGTTGTTTTGCTAAAGTTCAAATTCAGTATCAAGTGCCAAGTGCGATTCCTGTTGGAATATTTGCCAATATGCCTGATTTGACGAATGTTTCATATTTCTTATATCAGGGCGGTTATTGGATGGGCAATGTACAGGGGGAAATACCAAGAGATTTATTTATTTATAATACCAAACTTACTAATGTTGAATTTTTTGTCAGGTGGAGAGGCGGAGTGACTCGCATACCAAACGGGTTGTTCAGAAACAATAAATTGATCACTAATTTTTATTGGTTTGCACAGGGTGCTGGTAATATTAAACTTGAAAGGTATGTTTTTTCTGAATCAAACGATGTTGATGCTTACGAACATTTCAGGGGTGCTAATATTTCAGGTACGCAAGCCCTGAGAGAGGCATTTTTTAACGCAACTAATGGAGGCAGGGATTATTACTTGAATCTTGATGTTGCTCCGGCAACTGATTGGGTAGAGGATGATGTCATTACAGGACAGACATCGGGTGCAACTTGTATCGTAATTGCCAAGATTTCTGCAACACAATATGAAGTTAAGAATAATTGGGGAACATGGACTTTAGGTGAAGTCGTGGGGGTTACAGGGAATGCAAGTAAATTGGCAGACCAAGGAACAACAAGACCTACAATTACATCTGGTGCAGCAGCCGGTACGAGTTATGCCCCTGAACTTTGGGATGGAACGAAATATGATATGTATGCTGAAATCGCTGATTTAAGACCTCGCCCATCAACATTATGGCAGGCTGGGGATACAATAGTAGGACTTACATCGGGGGCATCATTTGTTATGATGGAAAATCAGGTAACAACAAGATGGACGTTTGCAATAAAGGAATTAACTGGAACATTTCAAGTAGGAGAAACGGTTGGGGTATCCGGAGTCCCGGCAAAGCAAATAACATTGGCATCAAGAACATTTACCTTTAATGGTAGGTATATTACCATCAATGTTTCACCAGTAACTGACTGGGTTCTTGGCGATGTAATTACCGGACAATCTTCGGGAGCGACCTGTATTATAACGAGTAAGATTTCAGCCACACAATACTATGTCAGAGGGATGGTCGGAGCATTTACCGATGGTGAAGTAATTGGAGTTACCGGTAATGCAAATAAATTGGCTGATCAAAGTGCAGGTTCACCAGTGTTTGGATACGCTCCTTTACATACACAAATGTATTATGGAGGTCAAAATGTAATGTCTAATTGGGCAGATATACCAGCAGATTGGAAATAATATGAGAGCACCTATTATATACGAAGATTATGAAACCGATATTGAGAATAACGGTTTACGCAAACGTAAAGTTCTTGTACGTATTGTGGATGATACTTATTTAAGAGATAAAAAACATAAACCTTCTAATATTAGAAAGAATACTGTGGTATATGGTTGTGAATTTGTCTTTGACGACAATATCCCTTTTGAGCAACAACGTATATTCATGGAAACAATTCTCCACGACCAGATGATGGAAGAGAATGACAAGTTCAAAGACCGGGTTATCGGTAACTTTTCTGAAGAGAAGAAACAGAAATTTAAGGATAAGATTGGGGGAGCTACAAACCAATCATTGAATGCCCGCCAGCATTTTAAAAAGCTGAAAGACGAAGGGGCGAAGTACATGATCATTGAGGATATCGAAAACGGAATATTGGTAAGGTGTGACGAAATAAATGACTAAAACTTATGAATTATGGCAACGATACGTGAAATTCAAAAAGAGATTACTCGACCTACCTCGGTAGCAATAATGCTTGTCTTATTCCAAGGATTTCAACTTTTATTCCCAGATAAACTAACTCCTGAATGGGAAGATTGGACGTATAGTGCCATTACCGTAATCGGGGGTACGGGTTTGTTGGATAAAGCATGGCGAAATCGCCACATTATAATTAATAAAGTTAAAAACGTTTTTAAAAAAGGAGGTAAAAATGAACAATCTGAAAGAAGCCTTGACGAGAATTCTCAGGGCAGTTGAAACCGGAATGAAGGCTTATGCCGACGAGAAAATTAACACCGCCGAATGGATTGGTATTGGTACGAAAATTATTGCCTGGATTTGGATTTTCCGAAATCTTAAACTTATTTGGGCAGATATTGTAAACGCCACACCGGAAGCATACCAAACGATGCACTCAGAACTCTGTACTTCGTTTGATATCCCACAGGATGAACTTGAAGAAAAACTTGAACAAGCCTTGTCGTTAATCCTTTTGGTAGTGGCAATGATTTGGGGTAAAAAGGAAACCGAAATGGCTTTGAAACTTAAAATGACAAATTTTGCTGATTTAAGATTTAAGGAAGTAGATGCCACCGCTTGACGACCGTACAAAGAAAAAGGAACTAAATGTAACTTTGAAGATTAGTTTTCATAAGTTACATAAGATAATTCGGCGACTATGCAGGGGCAAGTCGTGCGAATAGTAGATTTTTTCATTTTACAGTTTGGTTTTGATTTAGAAAAGGGCTGAGAACGTTGGTTCAAAGCCCTTTTTTATTTTAGCAGTACATTTACACTACTTTACACAAATAATGTAAGACAAGCCGCGACACCATGTTGATTTAAGTTGTTTTAACACGCCAATAAAACCCTTTAGCCGTATTATTAATTCCTCGTACTACTCTACGTATAGCTTCAATAGAAATCCCATTAATACGTGCCGCATCAGACATACTTTTATATTCGTGTAAAACTATTCCATTTTTAACCTGCTCAATAGCAACATTCTTTTTTACGTTACCCCGTGTACTACGACGGAAATAACCTATTTCGTAAACGTAATTAAGATATTTTTCAACCGTAGTGAACTGTTCAAACTGTAAAGGTACTTGTCGTAATATTTCTGACATAGCACTTTTAATGACTTTTTCTTGGTATTGTTGGTCTGTTAAAATCATACAGGTACACTTTCAAATAAATGTAAAATCAACGTATCATTATCAAGTTTAAACGTACCTATATACACGTATCTATACCCTAATATACGTTCTATTTGTTGTCCTGTACCAAACAAATAGAATTGTCGTGGTTCTAATCCTACTTTCTCATCAATCAAACACCAAATACACATTGATCCCTGTTGTGTTCCAACATATAGGATTTCAGCATTTTTTGGTAAATGTATTGTTGAAGTAAGTTGTATAGGGATTTGATATTTAAAAATAACATTATTCATGATCGTTCAATTACAGTTATACTGATTATTGTTTTTCTTACAGTTTCACGTTGCCATTCAAAACCAAATAACTTTTCAAACCAAGTACATTTTTCAAAGATAGGTTTTGTTTCTACTTTTTCAACGGAATAAACCACATCATTTTTTGTACCTTCAACTATTGTTTTTAAAGCATCAATAATTGTTGTATCAATCGGTGTTTTCATCTGTTATCTCCGTTACCGTGAATCATACCTCTTTCTTTACGACTTGCTAATTTATTAATATTCATTTTAGCGATTGTTTCCAAGTCATACCCAATGTCGTGAGCAAGTGCATTGATATACCAAAGTACATCACCAAGTTCTTTGGCAAGTTCAAGTCTTTTTTCATCTAAAAAAATTCCTTGTTCGTCACGTAAGACTTTACCTACTTTTTCAGAAACCTCACCTGCTTCACCCGACAATTTCAATGCCGGGTAAATAATTGACCAGCGTCTGTTATAAACAGCCGTTGATAATGCCTGTTCTTGATACTCTTTAAATTCCATAATTAAATCATTTTTTAGTTGTTTTATTAATTTGAAAACCCATTCCTTCGTTAAATCCCACCTCCAATGCCCGCATATAGGCACGGTTTAGGATGGATTGTAGTTCTGCAAGAAGCTCAGGGGATACTGATAGCATTGGTCTTGCATCAAATTCTTCTTTCATCTCCTCCCAGAACGGGAGGTATGTCTCTTTAATTTCTTCTGAAAATTTGTGTTTCATTCCGTTCCCTCCTTTCTTTTTATTCGTTGTGTATATGTACAGTTTTTCCGTACATATAAGTAGTTATGCACAAGTTTAAAACAGCGTCCGTGCATTTATTCGCTGTTCTGCTATTTTGAAATATGCCTCATCTTTTTCTATTCCGATAAAAGAACGATTAAGATTTTTACAGGCTATTCCAGTAGTTCCCGAACCCATACAAGGGTCAAATATTATCATGTTTTCATTGCTGTATGTTTTTAGTAGGTATTCAAATAATGCAACTGGCTTTTGTGTAGGATGAAAAGAATTATCTTTTTGATTATGATTTGAAAATTCCTGAATCGAAACTGGGTACCTTTTTGAACTATCAAAATCTTTTGCATATCCAACTTTTTTATTTGCTATTATTAAACCGTCAGATTTTCCTATATTATGTGAACCTCTTTTTTTATATGGTTCACCTTCTGTCATTTGTGGATTATAAGTGTATTTATCTTTTGCAAAAATCAAACAGCTTTCATGTATTTTTAAAGGTTCTCTTTTTACTCCGTAAATATTTGTGCCCTTATGTTTTTGCCAAATCCACTCGCATTTAAACCATTTCACATTACTCATTACTAACGCACTTGTAAATGGTTGCGAAGCGGTTGTTATAAATGCACCGTTTGGTTTTAGTAGGTAATTTACCATTTCCCAAAGTTTATCAAATGGTATTATAGTATCCCATTTACAGGCGATCGTACCATAAGGCAAATCGGTTAAAATTAAGTCAATACTTTTCGGTTCTATATTTTTGTATAGTTCCAAACAATCACCTAAAAAAACCTGTGCATAACACTCGCTATATGCAATTTGGGGTTTATCTGTTATTGTTACTTCGTGCATTTTATAAAGTTTTTATTAGTTTGATAGTGCAGTGCTTTTAATTCCCAAACTGCACATAGCGGAACCGTTAGTAGCCATTTTAAGAAACAGCATCGAACACCGAAATAACCTGCACTCGACCAAAGTATGTTTTAGGTTGCCACACTAACACATCGGATAAAAGAAACTTCTCTTGTGCTTTTTTATAAGTGCCAGTTGGATTTGCGGGAATAAACCAATGCTGGAAAATAATCCTTTTACTTGCTACTCTTGAAAGTTCTGCTAATAAATCGTGATTCCATTGGAAATTTCCGTTGTAAGGCGGGTCGCAAATTACTGTTTCAAATTCGTTATCCTTTACAAAGTCTTGCATTTTTGAGGCATCGCAAATTATATCAGGATTATTTTCAGCATCAGCATCTAATCGCACATCGCCAAGTAATGATTTACCACAGCAAACGTGCAATGTTCTACCAATAAACAATCCCTGCAAAACATCTTCAATACTATCATTCCAAAGTTTCTTTTTAACCCTGTAAATGTGGCTCGTTCCTGCCAACGGCACACTTCCTTTTGTCTTATCAATAGCAGGTTGATTTTTGTAAGTTACACTTGCCATATTATTTGTTTTTAAATTTAATTTGTGAATAAAAAACGGCACATAACACGTTGTATATGTCAGTTTTGCCATTAAGTTTTGTGCTAAATTGAAAGGTTGTACAAGGCAAACCTGCTCATAGCACCATACGTTAGCGGTCATTTTTTGCCTCCTCAATCTTGTTTCTTATCATATCGCCTCTTAGCAGAAATTCAGCGTCATAATATTTGCATGGCTTCTTGAGGTGTATGTAAACCCTATCTATTGCCTCTCTCAGATATAAAATGTACTCATCCTGCGCTTCAATTATCTTATTCTTTTGCTTAAGTTCATCGAAAAGAAATTTGATATAGGGCTCTTGCTCTTTGATGATTTTGACAACAGTACTACCATCGTTAAGCAGACACCACTCCGCAAAGGCTTCTGTTTCCTCTGCCGTGTAGGTTAATCTCTTTAAAGCATCCCAAACTGACGGACACTTTATCCTTTCTTGACGGATGTACTTTTCTCCAAATTGATTTATACCTTGAATGGTAATAATTTTACTACCATCAGGTAACTCTTCAAAACTTAATTCTGCTGTCATTTTGTTTCCTCCCAAAGTTTAATCACTCAATAATTCACCACATAACAAACATCTCTCCGGTTTACCACAACCACCGTAAACCATAGCGTATGGATGTACACATTCTTTCTTACCCTCACCCTCTTTGTACAAATTGCACTTTGTACATTGCAGCATCATCGTGTTATCCCATTCACCAATAGGGAGCCAATGGTGGTCACATACCTCTGCTACCACCGTGTCAATGTTTCTTCTTGGTCTATCTCTCAAAGCGTCTGTATAGCCATCTCCATAGGCTTTATCAGCACAGTATTCTGCATATTCTTCAAATTGCCTTATGGTCATTGTAACAAAAACCTCTGATTGGTTAGACTCTCCAACAACCTTTATTACAGGTATTATCTTCTTAGACATTAAATATTCAACACTTGTCATTTTGTTTGCCTAATTCGTTACGTAAATTACTATGACTTTGTAATAAAAATAATTGTGTGGCTTTTTCTTCAAGCCATTCAATATAATTTCTAAAAGGTACTGATTCTTTATAAGAACCTGTTTCAGATTTAAAGGCAATTTCTAATACTTTTTCATCAATGTTTCTCATATCTGATCTGTTATTACGATTTTTACAATAGTTTTCTTTAAAGCATTCTTTTTCCAAATAAAGGATCATCTACATTTGAAAAAACATCATAGGTAACGTTACCTTCAGAAGCACCTACTATCATTTTGATAGCATCAACAATTACAATATCAATACAATTTTTACTCATACTCTGTAATTATTAAGTAAATGTGAAAAAAATAAAACAATACCTATTGCAACAGCAAGTCCTATAAAAAATATGACAAGACACCCTGTACAACCTAAACCATAATTTGTATCAATCTTTTTCTGAAAATTTTCTGCTTCATCAGAATTTTCCGGACCATCTAAGTAATTTTCCATATCAATTAATTTTTAAAGGTTAGTTAAAAAAGAGGGTAGGGATTACAGAAAACGTGGAATCAATGATATGTCAAATACCCTACCCTCTGAGAACGCCGACTTTAACCCATCGTAGGTTTTTTCCTTATTATATTTAATACTTTAGTCCAATGAATTAATTGGTCATTTGCACCAAGTACAATTTTCAAAATTTCTTTTGAATATTTACCTTGTAATTTTTTACGCATCGTATTGGTACAATCGAACGGCGTAATTCCGTATTGATCAAGTATTCCTGCTAAATCGTGAATATTGTTTTTACAGAATTCCAAAGACTTATTACCATATTTTTTATGTATATTTTCAGCTTTACGTTGGGCACGAAAATCATCAAATGTTTTCATTATGATTGTTTTACTTGTGAAACACCATTTTTAATCGTAACCGTAAACGTACGATCTGCATACGAAGCGTAAGTAGGTTCGTGGGTTATTATAATAAACTGAATACCTAATTTTTTAGAAATTTCCTTTATCATTTCCGAAGCGTTTTCTTGATATTCAGCACTCAGAAAACGCATAGGTTCGTCAAGTATGATTGTATTGCGTGTACGTTTTACCGCCATACTCCAACTTGCAATACGTAAAGCAAACGAAGCAACGTCAACAGTACCTACACCTGAAGAATCTAAAGGTTTGAAAGTGTCTCCATTCCTTTCAAATAAGATATCACATTCATTTTTATTACGTCTTTTTACCAAATCAAGTTTGAGTTTGTAAGGTTCTGGGAAAATACTTTCCAAAGCTAATGTAGTAATATCAGATATATGAAACTGTAATTGTTGTTGAGTCTCAAAACCAACAATACGAATAATTTCATAGGCTTTTTGTAAGTCTTCTGACATTTTACGTTCCTGTTTAATCTCAGTACGAAGGGTTTTAATAGAACGTTCAAGTTCCATTTTTTTACCTTTTAATCTTTCTAACTTATTACGTACTTCACTCAGTTCCATTTGCATTTATTTTTTCATATTGTTCTTCAATTGTATGCAAACCTTCTTCAATTTCAGCAGATAAATCAGCAATTTGTGATTCTAACTTTTTTAGTTCTTTCTCAGCCTGCTGCAAAGTAGTACAATTAAACTCATCTTTTAATTGTTGAAACAAAGCATCTTTCTGTCCTTTTAATTGAAGTGTCTTGTCTTTGGCTTCTTCAATTTCTTGTTTTAATTCTAATAGTTCTTGTGCTTTCATACTTCAATAAATCTTTGGATTATTTGTCTAATGTTTTTGTCAATCTTATTTTTAGCATAAAACCTCTCCAGGTTTTTTGTAAAAGATATGTCCATATCCATATCGGTGGTAAGTCCGGAAACAAAGGCATCTATCCTATTGTTTCTTTTTTCAATGATATCAATATGTTCACGACTAATTACATCGGGCCCTGCAATAGGTAAAAAGATTTGTTCATACGTGTGTTTCTCAGTATCATACAAAAACACACAAGGTTTATGATCAATTTGTGAAGCAGTCCAACGAAATATACTACCTGGATTTATTAGTATTCTGTTTTTTAATTCTTGTACAAAAGTAACATGATTATCCCCTGTAAGAATTAGTTTATATTGTGGGTATTTTTTAAGAATAGCCCTGGCTGATAGTTCTTCACATCCAGGAAAAGGTAATTCATTTTTATAAGTCATTACGTGCCAAACCAATATTCCTTTAAATGAATCTGTAACAGGTTCTTCCCCAAAATGAGTTCCTTCTAATACAGTAATACGACTTGATGCGGCAAGTACATATACACCACTCTTTTCAGCAAGACTCAAGCTATGTTGTGGTAAATCGTGATTGCCATATACGGTAAAGAAATATCTTGGTAAATGTTCAATACACATTGACAGTAGATAAGGACTTGGTTTCCAATGATGGAATAAATCACCGGAATGTAGTACAGGACAATTATGATTTTTTGCTAAATCAGCAATCCAATCAATCTTTTCCCATTGGGTTTGCCAATAATCATCCAAACGGCAAACAGGTTTTGTTTCCCGAATATGCCAATCACCTGTAAGAATTAATTTCATAGCTTTTTACAAGTTAATTTGGTTCCACATAGAGGACAAGTGTCCGGTAAATTTGTAGTGTATTTAATAGTTAATTTATCTACGTTTTCTTGCGATGTCAATATGTTTTCTTTAACTTTATTATAGTTTGTTAGTAAAGTATTAAGCCTACTGTATTTCGTTGTAAGAACGGCTTTAGAATTAACTTTGGTAATTAGTACCTTTACAGGTTCCTCAAGTTCTAAATACCCTGCATATATTTGAATCTTTGAATTAACAGATTTAATGGTTTTAATCTTCTTGGCTAAACTTATATAACGTTCTTCAAGTTTTTTCTTATCTTCAATTTTACCAATATATAAATCTACAATAGGTTTTAATTCAAGTATAGCAGATTCTTGTTTTATTTTAACAAGAATGGTTTGGATTGAAATAATACGGCTGGTTAATTCCTTTTTATATCTACTTAAAGTATTTCTTCGTTTTTCAAGTTCTTCAAGTCGTTCAATATCCATTTCTATTTTTTCTAATTCATCGTATGCAAGTATTTCTTGTTTTTTGGTTTTTAATTGTTCCCGTTTAATCTTAATTGACCGTTCTGTATCTTTAATTTCTTTTTGAATATCCTTAATACTTTTGTCAATTAAATCAATACCGGCAACTTTGTTCAAGAAAGCTGCTACCTTACCTGGAGATTCACTTAAAAGAAAAGGTGTGTCAAGTTGTTGTTGAAGATTTACTTCATCCATATTTAATACCTGTACTATTTCATCAGGTACATTAGCCCCTATGGCGTTAAATTTAATAACTTCTTCTTCCCCTGTATTTCTTAATACATAATTATTATGATCTCCTTTATTCCTTGCAATGCTGTGGGAATCTGTTTCAATGCTTACGTGTGTATTTCCTCCCCACGTACTGCGAAAAGAATCTCCAGATGGTTTATTCCACACTACCCATCGTAAAGCACGTATAATAGCAGACTTACCTGAATCAGTTGGTCCTACGATGACGTTTAACCCTTTGTGGAATTCCAGAAACGACTTTTTGTGGCTTTGAAAGTTTCTTATTGTCAGATTGCGTATCATTTTTTCTGGTTCTTTTTATTATAGGTTTTTCTTCTTCAATACGTTTAATTCTTCTTTCATCAACTTCAATAAATCCTCCTCTTGTATCATTTTCAATGGTTTGCATAGTGTCCCAAAAACCTTTTCCTTTATTTAGGTTGGGCCACCATTTAGCAATCATCCAAATTTTAGTACGTCGTGTTTTTACCCAATAATATCCAATCTCTCTTTGTTTATTCATTTCGTCTTGTTCTTTTAATTGGTTGTAACGTATCTTTGTCAATTCCTTGTTTTTTTAAGAACTTTAAAAATGAGGTATTATCTATCGCTAAGAATATTGCTACGGGTTTAGTTACTTTATTGGTTACAAAATCGTCACCGTTTTCGTAACCAAAATAAAAGTAATCACCTTTTTTCTTGGAAAAAGCGTATTGAGCATTTTCCTTACCATAAAATAAAGGAACCCATTTTTTAAGGTGTTCTAAAATATATTCATCATCCATCTTTTTCTTCTTTAATTTGGGTAAAATGTTGTAATTGTTCAATATATTTTGCCTTACATAAAGGACAGCAATTCGATAAAGTAGCCCTACTTGCCGAGTTTGAACTAATGGTATTGATTGATTTATCAATCTTTTTACCGCAAAGTGTTTTGTTGCCTTCTTTGATATGGTACATTATTTTAAAAGTTTTAATGTAGGTGACAATCCAACGGCAGTACGATAAACCGCAATAGCATCGGCAACGGCTTCGTCGTGATATTTAATATTCTTCCAAGGTACGTCATACAGTTTTTTAATAGCATTAATCATTTCTACTTTAACTGCAGATTTTTTACCTAATACAAATTTTTTGCTATCCATTTCACTGTACCACTCTACAGGTATTTCTAATGTATCTGAAATAGTTTGTATCATACCGGCAACAATACCTACCATCATTGCTGCAGAAGCATTTTGGCTACCGTGTGGTGCTTCACTTAAAATAAAGTCTACTTCGTGTCGTTTAATAAGACCTAAAAGTATTTTATTTATTTCACTAATACGGCGAACCGTATCATCAGATTTACGTATTCTTTTCTTTTTATGTTCAGGTGCTGTTTTAATGCACCCACATTCTAAAACTATGTCATTTTTCATAACACAGTAACCCCAAGCAGTGAGAGAAGGGTCGTTGGTTAAAACAACTAAATGTTTATTCGTTCTTATCCGCATTACGTTTAACGTATTTGATGACAGTTTCTCTTTGTGATTTGGTTAATGTACTGGTGTGCATCTGGATTTTAAGGTATTCATTTTTAAAATCCTGCGGTGTCCAACCTTTATAAAACTTATGGGTAAAGGTTCTCATATTAGACCGTAAATCAAATATTTGCTTTTTCATAACAAGTCTGATAAATATTCTTCCTTATGATGTAATCGTTTTGCAATGTTTTGTGATTCAGTTTTGGCTTCTTTAGTTTCAACTTTTTTAGTCTTTTGATCAGCCAAATACCAATCTACACAATACAAATGATTAGCGTTTTTAATTAGTTGCTCATCATTTTTTGTCATAATCCTATTTTATTTTGCATAAATATCATAGCAAGAACGACACAAAATTATGCCTGTGTCTGATTCTGTTTTTATTTTTTTATTTACCATAAGATCAATATATAATTTAAAATTTTCAGAAAATATAATATCACCACAACCTGCACAAGTTGATAAATTACATTCAGAAGTATGCCAACATAAATACGGAATTATTTCAACTGTTAATTTTGTCATAGTTTCTCTTTTATATCTTCTAACTTTCTCATAATACTCACCATTCCAAAGGCTATTGTTGATAGTAAAGCAAAGCATCCAAATAAGGCAATAAAAATAAGTGCAAGCCATTCATTTGTTTCCATAATCACCCTTCCAAATTAAAATTTGGTAATCTTTCTTTTACTTTTAAACATAACTCATTAACAGGAACCATAGCACGTCCAGAATAATCTTGTCTTGAACAAGCATCTTTTAAAATATCACTACTAAACATTCCTATTTGAGTTGCCCGTAATACTGCTATCATTTTTGCTAAATTTCTACCACAAATATCATTATACAGAACATAAATATCTGTTCCATAAATTCCATAGGTATCCATTAGTAAAACCATACCTAAACCACCTAAAACATTATCAGGATCAATGTTGTTTGGCTTTAATAATCTCATAACAGCATCCATTGCTCCTGGATTTCCATTGGACATTTTCATGATAACGTTCCTTGTGTTGTCCTCTAATTTAATTCTTTCAGTACTCATCTTTGTTTTGGTTTACGTTCACTTACAAATTTTTCTTCAATTTCTTCCCATAAATCAATTACTTGTTCACGGAGTTCATTAGCACGTTCATCACGTTCAATTATAGCAATAGACTTTTCTAATCCTACATCTAACTTTTCCTCATTAATAGTATAAGTTGTATTTTTGGTAAAGTCTTTGATGAATTGTAAATTAGCACGAATGTCATCAATACCATAATCAAACAGTATGTAAACAGGAGCAGAATGAAAAGGTTTCCAAACTGAACTTTTATGTACTTCGATTTGTGTTTCAACACCAATTACTCTTGTAACCTCCCTTCCTGCAATTTTTTGTTTTACTTTAATCTTTTCAGGTGTACCCGCACGTAAACGTAAAGATGAGTAAAAACCAACACCAAGCCCTCCAGGAGTTGTATATTTTTGTCCATATTGACCTGCATCAAGATTTTGTCTTACTTGATTACTTGCTACCATCAGCAAGTTATTTTTGGCTAATATACGACAAGTTTTACGTAATTCTTCACTAAATTCTTTTGCACGACGCATTCCCATTTTATCACCGTCTTTGTTATCCATTTCCATATCAGTGGAAAGTGCTGCTAAAGAATCTGCAAAGACACCATTAATTGTTCCTGTTGGCTTCCATTCCCGAACACCTTTAAAAACCTCTGTTACAGTATCTGGTGTAGTGTAATCAATTCTATCAAAGTCTACATCAAACATTTGGGCAAATTGTTTGTTAAGTCGTGCCTCTGGGTCGTGAAACATTATGTCCCCACCTTTCCTTTGTATATCTCCAGCAATTTCACAAAGTAGTACGGTTTTACCTGCCCCACTTGGACCAAAGATTTCCATAAGGATACCTGTTGGAATACCACCACCTCGTATCCTACCACCGCTAATGGCTAAATCTAATAATGTACTGCCGGTAGACACAACCGTTTCCAGGGAACCATCATATTTCTTTTTACGTGTGGTTTTTCTGGAATGTCTTTTTATTTGTTCATTTAAAGGAATCTCATTCTTTATCTTTTTCATCTTGTACTTTTTCTAAAATTTGGTCAATATACTTATCATCAATCCCTTTAAAGTGGAATTCAATTCTTAAAGAATTTAAAAATCCTTGAAAAGATCTATTCTTCTTGGGTAAATTTCTCCAAGTATCAAAAGCACGTTCAGAGATAGAATTAATTAAACTTTCTTTTGTAATTTTCTTTTGTTGCTCAGAAATAGTCCAATCTTTCAATAATTTTGTTAAAATAGAGGTTTTGGTAATTCCTTTAGCTAAACAAAATAAAGAAAGAAAAGAAGATATATCTTTTTGAATTTTAAATCCAATGAGAGAGGTATCTTCGATACCCCTCTCTCTTGTCTTAGTTTTAAGTAAAACCATAATCTTACTTTTTCAAAGATTGTTTCTTAGCCGCATAACATTCGTTCCAAAGTTCACAATCTTCACATTCATCATATTTATTGGTATCTTTACCAAAACGATAATCGTGAGGACAAGTAAGTTCTTTCTTTCCCTTTTTAGGAGTTTCTTTCTTTTTGTCTGCTACGGCTGTTTTACGTTTACGTGGAGCAGGTTCTTCCTCTTCCTCGTCTTCGTCCTCTTCCTCTTCCTCTTCTTCTTCCTCTTCCTCTTCCTCTTCCTCTTCCTCTTCCTCTTCCTCGTCTTCGTCCTCTTCCTCTGGTTCAGGTTTTACAGGTTTTTTACCTTTCTTTACAGGTTTTCTTTCTTCCTCATCCTCATCCTCTTCCTCTTCGTTATCTACATCATCATTTTCCATGAACTTAGCCTTCAGTTCATCATAGGTAAGTACACGCAAACATTCATCCAAACAAGGAATTTCATCAATAAACTCATCATCATATTGTTTTGATCTGGGTTCAAAATCAAATCTTGTTGGTTCTGCGAATTTGTTTCCACCAAGATTGGTTTCTGCAAATTTAACACTAACTGAAGCACCTTCATAAGGATTTGGGAATGTTTCAAACTCCGGTTTATCTTCAAGTTGTTCAACAAATTTTTCCTGGAAAAGGTAATCTGAAAATTCAAATAATTGAAGTTTTCTTTCTTGTTTCTTTCCATTAATTTTTGTGATTACAACAGCGTACAAATTACGTTCACTTGGTTTTAATGCTTTTATTGCATCCTCATCCGCTTCAGGATCCTTCTTAAGTTTATCCCGGTATTCACAAATAGGACATTTCTTTCCAAAAGATTGTAAACAAATTTCAGAACTGTTTTTAGCACCAACGTTTCTGTGGAATTTAAAAGGTCTTTTAAACCAATAAGTACCTTCCATTGCTATACCTTTTTCCTTGTCTTTATCAGGATGATTTTTATCCTTTACAAGGTATGGTAAAATGTCCATAACAACTTTGGAATCTACTTCTGGTGTCCATACATCCAACCCATTTGTAAGAAGATGTCCATAACCAAAACCTTTTTTTCTGGCTGCGGCATTACTACTGATTTTTCCTGCAAAATTAAACTTTTTCTTTTTCATAATCATTAAAATTTAAGATTTACGTATTCTAATTCTCGATTCACTTTCTTTTCTTTTTTCTTGTTTTCTTTCCCTTTCTCCCTGAAGGTTACGTGGCATAGAAGGACCTGCAAAGTAATTTTGTCCGTGTAATTGTACAAGGTTTTCCAAGGCTGCTTTTCGTGTAAATGAAATTTCATTCTTTACAATTTCAGCATCATTACATTCCTTTAAAGCATCTAACCATTCTTCTTTTGCCTTAATATGACGTTTATGCCGACGATAGTATGCTTCAATATCTGCGGCATTTGGTTTTTCTTTGTTACAACATTTAACAGGGTCATCGTTTGCTTCTGCAATAAGTTGAGCACGAATTAACTTAATATTTTCTTCAGCACGGGTAACTCTGTCTTTACAAGCAGACCAATACTTGCCATATTTAATAGCAAGTTCAGATTGTTCCAACCACTCAACATCAAGAGCAGTTTCATCAATATGAATATCTTTTTCGTAGTTCATGTGAATTAGTTTTTATGAGCACGTTTAAGTTTTTCAGCAAGTAATCTTCTTGTAACATCAGTATCTTCAACGTACCAAGCGTGTAACATCAATTCAGTAGCACGTACAAATCCTTCACACCAAATATCTTGGTCAGTAGAATTTGGGAATGGAGCATCATCTTCCACACCACCTTGTGGGCAGAGTTCTTTTGCAAGTTTAAATAATGGATTCATTCTTTACTCCTTTTCTTTTTAAGTTGTTTTTTCAAAGATTTTGCTTCGTCAATAACAATACTTGCTACGTTATCTTGCATTTCTTCGAGCAAGTCAATAGGAGAACGATTGAAAGGTATTGTTTGTGAATACCCTGTTTCAACTTTTACATTTTCGTAATCACCGAGATTAACGTTGTAAGAAATTGTAACCCAACATTTGTTGTCTTTTGTTTCAATCACTTTTTCTACTTTGTCTGCCATATCATTAACTTTTAATTACGGTGTAACAAGCGAGTACAATTCCAGGAAATCCCATATTGTAAGTAGGTTCTTGGAATGCCTCTAAAATGAGTCCTGCAACAGCATTATCTGTATTCAATAATACACTTGAAGCATAACCAATTACAACACGACGGATACCTTCTGCATCTTGTCCTTTTAATCCTTGTAAGATTTTTTTAACTTCACTCCAACCTTGTTTTTTCATTAAAGCACGGCAAAGGGCAATACTTTCAGATTGTTCAATAGCAGCTTGTTGGGCTATTGTTAATCTTCTTTTCTTTGGGGTACTTAATACCTGTTCAAGTATTTGCAGGGCATTACGCGGATGTCCCTGGCTATCTTGTGTTATTTGTTCAATAATTTCATCCTCAATAGAATCATTTTCAAGTTCAGCAATTTTTGTAAGTAATGATTTCATATCATCATCAGACAATAACTGTACCTGGAACTGACTACAACGTCCTTTTATTGTAGGTAGAAGACTTTGTGGGTCCGTGGTACACAAAATAAAGTAAATATGTAAGGGAGTGTCTTCCAGTATTTTAAGGAAAGCATTTTGTGCATCCCCTGTCATTTTATGTACCTCGTCAATAATATAAACACGAATACCTCCACCTAAAGGGGTGTACTGAATGTTTTTACGTAAATCACGTACCGTATCAATTCCCCTAAATTGTGCTGTGTCAATTTCAATTAAATTATTTTCAGTACAACCCAGTTCTTTTGCTACAATACGGGCTAAGGTAGTCTTACCACAACCTGTCGGTCCGTGGAACAGCATAGAGTGAGGTATTTCATTCTTTTTAAACATACCCCTCAAAGTGATTACAATTTCCCTGTTACCTTCAATTTCAGTAAGGGCATTTGGTCGATACTTTAAATACAATCCCATTATTTTAATAGATTTATTAGTCCTATAAGCGGATTACTTGACATTTCTATCATTTTCTGTCTAAATTGATAAAATATCATCATTTTAGCAGAATACTCCGTTAAAGAAGTTGAAGAGTTTAACAAATGTTGAACAATACTTGTTTTAGAAATAGAGGTAAATAAAGATTGATTTGAAGTTACTTCTTTAAACCATTTGTCCCATAATTCTTCTGAAACGTTAAATACTTCAAATGTCTTTTCAGCTTTTTGTGCTTTACCTTGCATTTCTTCTAATAATGCATCTTTGGCATACTTAAAAGCAATGTCTTCCGAGGTGGTGTCTCTTTGATCTTTCATTTGTCATTAAATTTAAATTGGTTAAGATTATTTTTAACACGTATAAGAACGTCTAAATATAAATTCAGTTCAAACAATACAACAGACATTGCTTGTGGATGATCTGTTGGGTAACGACTTGTTACATACTCTTTTCTGTCATTAAGAAAGTTTTCTAAAACAAAGAACGGATCTTTACCTTTAAATCTTTCAATAAAACCATCAACTTGTTTTGGTTTTCTTTGACGTATTGTTACCTCAGCAACTGGTTTAGGTTCTTCAAATAAGAACAAACCACCTGTAGAATGTTTTCTTGTCCTTTTCATTACCTTTGTGGTTTATCAGCCCAACTATCATTTACATTATGTATCTCAACATCAACATCAAGAGGTACTGTAATCCAACTCCAATGTTTGACAATATCTTCGCACATAATTCTTTTCATTGTTTTAACAACGTGTTCTAATTCATCAGGGTGTACATCCATTACAATAGCATCATGTATTTGGCTAACTAACCTGGATTTCCACTTTTCCTTTACCTGTACCTTAATACCTTGAATAATACTCCATAGTAAACAATGAAAAGCAGAACCTTGTATTGGATAATTTAATACATCATTCTTTTTCATTACTCCTTGGTAATTAAAACCTGTCATAGAAGTAATATGTCCTACCCTTTGATATTGTTCCCACCAACGTTCTTTCCATTTTGTATAATCTTTATACCGTACATTCCAAAAGTAATCCTCAATCACTTTAATATGCTGGGTAAAAGATTCTAAATCTTTAATACCATTACTTATTAAATGAGCCCCTAATTTTCCATCTTCAAATTCAATACCATCTGTAGATTTCCATTTTCTGTTCTTTGGTAAATGTCCCCAACCATAGGAAAGGTTTACAGCACAATTTTTATAATAATCCCCATAAAATTGTGGAAATATAAAACCATTTTTAGTAGCACTACGAAGAACTGAATGACCTGTTGTTTCTTTATTAAAATCCTCAATATGAAAAATTCTAATTGCCATTTCTTTGTGCATATCACCGGCAAGTATGTCTTCCTTTAATTGCTCATCCCTATTGTAGCAACAACTAATTCTAACCTCAAGTTGTTTATAATCTAATTCAACAAATTGATGTCCTGGTCGTGGTAATATTGCTCTTCTACAAATTTCCATTGTTTCTTTATCCCTTTTAGGTATATTTTGGAAATTAGGACTGTCTGAACTACCCCGAAATGTACGTACAAGATGTAGGTTAAAAAATGGATGAACAATTCCATTAACCTGTTCTCTTACAAAAGCATCTAAATATGTATCACGAACTTTTTTAAGTTTTTTGATACGTAAAAGAATATCTAATTCAGGTATCCCTAATTCTTGTAAAGCTTCTTCATTCGTAGCACCCTGACCAGAAGCAGTTTCTTTACTAATTTTAATCTTTTTTGTACCATACAAGAATGCGCCAAGTTGCTGAGGACTATAAATATTGACTTTGTTTTTAGTGGTGTGAGCCCAATGTTTATAGAGTTTTGTTTCTTTAAACTCCACTTCAAGTTTTTCAATTTCTTTAGTTAATTCTAACTTTTTTTCTTCAGCGTATTTCATATCAATCCTTAACCCTTGTTGCTCCATACGAGACAAGGCTAAAATTCCTTCTTGGAAAAATTTGTAGGTTTTTAATTCAAAAAACATATTCAATTTTAAAATGGTAATTCATCAAACAATAGTTTTTGTTTATTTGCTAAACGATACTGATAAATAGTATCCAAAGCACAATATTTCATTAATTCTAAACGTCCTGTTGATGTACTAAAAAATTCTTGTGCTTTATTGATTTCATTAGCACTTTTACCTTCTGTACCCAACCAACGTTCTAAATGGGAGCTGTAATCAATTATACCAAAATTAACGTATGTCTGAAATTTAAGTCCTGTTACACCAGACCTATTATCAAGTATATGAGCAGCCAACATACTATCCCAATCCCATCCACGTACTCTTGTTTTTAAAATACCAAAACTCCAATTCTCCTCAAACTTTAAATTATGAGCCATTTTCTTAATGGAATTGTTTTTTAATAGAGAAATATAAACATCTCTTTCAACTTCATCCTTTGGCATTTCAAATACATAAGCCTTATTTTCATTAAGTGCAACAGAAGCACAAACAATGGTATGTCCTTCACCGTGTGGTTTTAGACCAGTTGTTTCATAATCAATTGAAATTATACTATCATCTGGAATAGTTGTTAATTTACGTAAATTTTTAAGATAAATAATTTCAGGTTCTTTATCAATATAAAGAGGTGTATCTACCATACCGGCTATCTTTAGTAAATCATCTTCCCAAATATTGTAAACCTCTTTTTTCTCCATTTTGTCAACATAAGCAGGATGAAAGGTGGGACAAATCCAAGCCTTAATTTCTTGGTCTGGAATAATCCAACCCCTCCATTCATTAATGGTTTTTAAATCTTTTTTCCATCTATGGGCAATAATAGAGTAAACTGCTTGTCCACCAAATAAAACTATTACCTTTGGTTTATATTTTTCAATATAACTAAATACAGAACGACGACAACATTCTATTTCTTTGTTTGTAGGTACTCTTGCTTCACCATCACTTGTTTTGGGTAGACAATTTACAGCATTGATACTTAAACAATCTTCAAACAAATCTATTCCATATTTAGCATAAGTACGTTCAAGTAGACGACCTGCTTTACCTTGAAATGGTCTGCCTTTGTCATCATCAATTTCCGTAGGGGCATCTCCTATGTTAAGAATCTTCTTTTTAAAGTTACCATAAGGTTCCATTTTTGGAGATACACAAGTTCTGTATAATCCACAAGAATAACAAGTGTACTTTTTTCCATCAAGTCTATCAGTAGACTGTGTTTCGTGTTTAGTAAAAAATCCAGTCATAATTTATCCTAACAATGATGTGACATAAATCCAATTATCACTCTTAAAATACAAAACACCTTCACTCAAAACGCAATCGTAAGTCTGTTTTAGAATATCTTTTAATAAATGAGGTACAATAGAAAAGGAAATTTCTTCATTAGTATTATATTCAATATCAATAGATTCTTTAAACCAAGAAATTAAGGAAGCACTTTTTACAGTCAATTTATTTTTAGTAATTAGGATTTCTACAGATTCATCGGAGTTTTGCTCACCTTTAGCAAATATGATTGCTTTATCTAATACGTCGCTTAATGTCTTGGGGAATCTTACATTAACTCCCTTTTTAGGGTGTTTAGTGTATGGGCTTGTGTCCACGTAATTGTCATTAACGACACGGCAAGATATCATAGTACCTTCTTCTGTTTTAAAATGTACCCAGCCATTACCTTCGCAAATTTTAGTAGGATTTAACTTAGTTACAATTTTTGCTGAATTTGCAGGTATAAGAAAAGTACCTACGGGTAACTCTTCAAGCATATAATGAGCTACCCTAAAATTATCACTACCTTCAATAAATCCTTTTTGATTTGCGTGTACACAGGTAAGTTTTGGATGAGTCATATCTGAGGAACAAGACATACTGGCAAAATTAATAGCGGTATTAAAATCCACAGGTAATTTTTTCCATTTACCTTTCACTACAAGTTCTTCATCCAAAGGTAAGGTAATTTTACTGTTTAATGAAAATCCTGTAGTAGCTCTTCCACTTTTAATAATAACTTCAGTTTCTGTAATTTTAATGTCAATTTCTTCTTCTTTTGCTTTTGCAAGAAATTTGTAGAGTTCCTCAGCTTGAATAGCTCCTGTAATGGTTAAGTCTTTAATAGGATGTGATACACTGATTTCATCATTGTAGGTAACAACCCGACCATCAATAAAAGCAAAACTACCGGATTGCTCAATAATTTCTTTGTTTGCTAATCCAGGTTTTACAATTTCTAAAGCCCTTTTTAAATCTTCTTTCTTAATTTTCATATTGCGAAGTTTTTATCAAGTATGGTTTTTAATTCTAACAATTTACAAAAATTATAAGTGGAATAAACACCAAGACATAGTCTATCTGCATCTTTACCTTTTTCCCTATACGTTAATCTCATTGAAGGAAATACCTTAGAATATCGACCAAACCAATAAAAATCTGAAAAACTGTTTGGACGTGGTATAATGATTAAAAAATGCAACCTATTCTCATTAATCATATCTGACATAAAATTTATTTTATCTTCATCAGATAAGTGTAATGCTTGTTTTGGTACATTTATACGTGGATAATCCGCAAGAATTTTATCAAATTGATTCATTGTAATAACAGCAGGGCGAACCCACGGTATCACAAGTTCATAATCATATTCAAATCCCGTTGGAAACAATTTGATTAATGTACCTGCACCTATCATTTCATTTTCTATAAATGTAAATGAATAACCAATTCTTGATAATTTACCTTTAAAATCAAGTATTGTTTTTTCTTTTTCTGGAACTTCTTCGAATAATGGTTTCATTTCTTAAATTTAATCTGTATGCTGTATATTCACGATACCAAAAGGATAATAATCTGAATCTTTGATTCTCAGGAATAGCTTGTTCTTCTAATTTTTCACACAATACTTTTTCCTCTTTTTTAGAAAAATTACCTGCTAAATAGAAGTTGAGTTTTTCTCCTGTTGAGGTGCTTTTAGTTCTCCTATTAAAAAGAGACCAAGGCCAATTTGGTATATATGTTTGGATTTGTTCCAAAAATACTAAATAATTCCAAATAGCTCTTTCAGTAATGTTTTCACTTAAACAAGTTAAGTCTGTATTCCACTTCTCAGCACGTCTATTAAGTTCCCTTTGTACACCTTTTGTAACACGATCATCTACCTTAATATCCCTACTTGAAACAGCCAACATATTAAGTCGCATAGAACGATACTCTGGTAAATAGATTTTACCATACATACCTAATTTAAGGCAAGTGGCAGAATCAACAGAATACCAAGGATAACGATACATTAATGGAAAAGAAGTACACGCAAAACCATGAACCTTTACTTTAGGGAATCCTTTTTCATCTATTAATTCTTCTCTCCATAATCTATCAAGTGCTGGAATTAATACTGAGGTTGGATTAGGTACTAAACCTCCAATAGCAATGTACTCATAATTTTTTACATATTCCCTTAGATAACTCACATCACTACCTAAGTGAAAGACAGGAATAGGAAATACATCTTTACTTTCAATTATTTTTTGATTTTTTAAGGTTAGTGTAGGATTATTAATTACATCGAGATTGGAAAATATATTGATACTTTTTTCATGTTCTTTTAAAAATTGAACATACTTGTCCCTGTATTCAATATATTCCGGTAAGTCTACATAAGAAAACGTGTCATATTTTCTATGTTTAAAATGAGTTCCCATAACATTAGCATCTGTTCCAGTTTTTCTGGACAGTCTATTGTAGAGTGAAGGAGCTCCACAGTCTACAAAAACAGAAAATTTATAATCAATCATTCCTACAAAATAATAAGATTTGTTCCAACATAAGTTTGATGGCATTATCACCAGCTACCATTAAACTGTTTTTATTGAACCTTAGAAAAATTCTATATTTATCATATTCATAAATAACAGATTTAATGAGTTTAATAGCATTCATAACAGAGCTATTAGCATTATATACAAAAGCTGGAGAATATAATTCAGGATAACTTAATTTATCAGGTACAATAGGAATTACATCATGAAATACAGCTTCTTGCATTGCTATACCCCAGGTTTCTTGTTTTGCAAAAGAAACAGCAATTTTAGACTTGGCTAATAATTGATAATATTCCTTTTTTGAACTCGTACATTCTTTACTTTTAAGGAATTTCCAATTAGGATATATAGGTTGTAATATGGAGGATAATTCATCAAACATCTCAGGACATTTTTCTGAATCTAAACGATGAGGAAATACAATTATGTTTTCTTTCTCTTCTAAAAAATCATTTACAAACTCTTCTGGGAAGATAGGAAAACCAGTCACCTTAATTTTATTTGAATCAATATTTCTTTTATTAAGAATTAAATTTTTATGAAATCCTGTCGCTACAAATACTAAATCAATTATTTGAAACAAACTATCTTCAAAATAATGAGCCCAAACTGTCATTCCTTTTTTACTGAGGAAATCTTCACAATCGTAAGACCCTGCATGAAGGCACCCACAAATCTTTACAGATTTTTCAAGACCTAAACCGTAAATTACATAAGCAATATTGATTATTCCTGGAAACCATAAATCATGAAAGAATAAAACAATCTCTTTTTCCTGATTGTTTTTTATGTATTCTATGATTTTGTTGGTTTGCTCATTTTTATAGATATTAGTATCTACCACATCTAAAAAACTACCTTGAGTAATCTTACCTTGAGAACTATTTCCGTAAATTGTTTCAACCTCTAAATTAAAACTCTTTTTACGGGAAAAACTCTTAAAGTAATTTCCAAACCAAATATCCCATTGAATAGAATAACGTTCTTCTAATGGTTCAATTGGTATATTTAATATTGTAATCTTGTTCATTTTATCACCCCCATTCTTGCTAATACTGCAAATTTGATAGCATTATGCATCGCTTCTACGGTAGGTTTCTTTTTAATAAATTCGAAAACAAATTTACCTAATAAAGAAGGTAATTCACTTTCATTCATTTCAATATTATATAGTTCCAACCAAGGTTTTACTTCTACAAATCTTTCTATAACAACTTCTTTTATCAAGCTATTTAAAAAACTGTTAGGAATATAACTTGGTACTAAACGTATTGGACGTTCAGTTAGAAACAACCCATCACCATTTAATTTTTCGTACATACCTAATCCATGATAAGGTTGAAAAAATTGTCCTAACCCACCTTTAGTTCCATTTGTACGCAAACGACCAACAACCTCATTTTGAGTTAATCCATATTTACGTAAAAACAACCCTGTTTCATTTAATGATGTAATTGTTTCTCCAGGAAAGAAAGTTAAAACAAGCCAAAATATACGTGCATATATTTTCTCTTGAATTTCGGCTAATTCATAGCAAGAATCAAGCGATTTCCCTGCTCCCATTGCATAACTAACAGCATCCTCACCTGACTCAAATCCAATCTCAATAACCTCTAATCCAGATTCTTTAAAAATATCTGCACCATACTGTTTAATAAAACGTAGAACATTAGAAGAAGATCCTAAAGCGATTAAATGAAATCCTTTATTTTTCAAATAATTTAAAATAGCAAAAGCTCTTTTGGTTGAAAAGAAAAAATCCTCGTCTGTGAAATGGATATTAAAAATACCTTTTTCTTCACATTCATAAAGCATATGAATTACTTCATATAAAGGTAAGGAAATACGAATGTTTCCACAATTTTTTGTAGAAGGACAAAACTCACATCCCATAAGGCAACCATATGAAGTAAATAATGGATGTACAAGTTGTCCTTTTTCAAGAGATTGTAAGTGCATATCACAGTCACTTAAAAGTAACCTTTGAAAATGACTGTAATATTTAGGATAGGTTTTCATAGCTATTTGCAAAAAAGCATAATCAGCTATAGGATCATAACCTAAAACATCTTTTATATGAGGTAAACCTAAATGAGATATTAATGGTGAATACCCTGCATAATAAACATTCTTTAATCCAGTCTCAAAAGGAATAAAGTGATTAAGCAGTAAAGCTGTCTCAATCTGAGGATATGACCAAAGTGTAACAATATTTAGATCTGCTTTAGGTATAAGATCTAAATTTTCAGGTACAAAGGTTTCTAAGAGATTTATCTTATCGGCTACTCTTAACTCTGACAAACCATTATAAAGTAGGTAAGGAGAATAGCAAAAAGAACCTCTATTAAATTCTGTGCTGGAAGGATCAATAATATTAATCATTCCAAATCTCTGCTCCGTTTTCATCATCTTCAAATACACCTACAAAATTAGCATTAAAATTATTCATAAGATTTTCTGCAATCTTTTCACAAGATAGTTTACCTAAGTTATTATCTTCCCAGTTATCCCTAATATAAAAATCTAATTCTTTCTTTAAACGAATAAATTCAAGTTCACGATCTTCCGTTGTTTGTATCTTCATCGTTACATAGAACACGTGTCGATGAGGTGCTCTTAAAAAAGCTACATCCTCATATGGGCATTCTGGCCAGGCGTGTAAAGCAGAAAAAGTCGTTTTTACTACTACAAAAGTCTTTCTCATTTGGCATGAATTAAATTCATTAGTTCTTGTCTACTTGTATTATTTTGTAAGAAAACACCTTTTAAACTTGATGTCACCATAACAGAATTTTGTTTGTTCACACCGCGCATCAACATACAAAGATGTTGAGCTTCAATAATACAGGCAGCTCCTTTTGGCTTGAGTAACCTCATTAAATCATCAGTTACCTGTTGTCCAATACGTTCTTGTATTTGTAAACGACGAGCGTAAATATCTACCAGTCTTGCAAGTTTGGAAATACCTACAATTTTTTCATTAGGTATGTATGCAACATGAGCCTTACCAATAAATGGTAACATATGATGTTCACACATTGAGTAAACTTCAATATCTTTAAGTAGTACAATTTGATCATAACCATCGCTTGAGAATACTGTTAAGATATCTTCAGCTTTTTGATTATAACCTTTGTAAAGTTCTGTCCAGCTTTTAACAACTCTTCTCGGAGTATCTATTAAACCTTCCCTTTCTGGGTTATCTCCGATTAAGTTAAATATTTCTTTAAACACTTCTTCCATATCAAAAAAATATTACAAGAGCCGATAGGATAATCAATCCACCGGCTCTTGTATCCAGGATAATTCAATTACTTTTTCTTCTTTTTCGGAACATCCTGCTTCACTTCTTCTTTCAAGGGAACAATTTTCTTTGTTTCTTTTGTTTCCTTTTCCGCTTTAACAGGTTTGGTGACTTTCACGCCGGCTCTTTTCTTTGCGATGTCCATGTAAATACCGGCTCTTTTCTTCACAAAGTCCATGTCCGTGATAGCACGTTCTGCGTACACCTTTTTAAAGGCTGCAAGAATGGTTTTCTCATCTGCTTTTTCCGCGAGTAATTCGTCTGCAATTTCCTGATTGCTTTTTCTAACTTTCCGGGGAGGTCCTTTTTTCTTAGGAGCAGGTTTCTTTTCGTCCTCATCCTCGTCCTCATCCTCGTCATCATCCTCTTCCTCTTCTTCTTCCTCATCCTCGTCATCATCCTCTTCCTCTTCTTCTTCCTCTTCCTCTTCCTCTTCCTCTTCTTCCTCTTCTTCCTCTTCTTCTTCCTCAGTACCGTACTTTTCAGCAAGAGCATCAAACACGGCTTGGGTAGCCTTGCTGAATTTGTCACCTTCCTCAACCACTTGATCAATGGTAATGTAGAGTTCTTTTTCAAACTCTTCCAACGACAATTCATCGTACTCAATTGCAGGGTCGATTCCCGCTACCTTATCCAACTCTTTATAAGCTGCTACAAGGTCTTTCTTTGTCAATTTTTTTGCCATAACATTAAAGATTTAAATTAAAAATTTGATTAATAAAAGCAAGTACAAATATACGTAGAATATCTGAGCCTACCAAAGGTTTTTTAAGGTTTTTTAAATTTATTTTTTAATTTAATAGGAATTATGCGATTCCTATAATTTTATGTATTTGCACTGAAAGTCTCCACGTTTTACTGCTATATTTATTGAACCAATTATATTTACTTTTTAAGTAATCCACACAAGCATTTACAACATCAGGAACATACGTAAATCCATCAAACATTGGAGAAATGTAATAATAAGTAGCTTCTGGAAGATTTTCAATACCAGGTAATTGCTTATCTATTTCTTTGATAGAGTCTGTTGTAATAAGATAACGAAATTCATCAAGTTGCCTACCATTAAAATTCTCCCACAAATCACGAATTGTTACACCTTCTTTTGGACTACAGGAAACATAATCAATACCAATAGGAACTGGATTACTACCATTTGTTTCAATTGCTTGATAAAAACCTTCTTCTTTAAATAATTCCACAATTTCTTCATCAAGTTGTAGAGTAGGTTCCCCTCCTGTCCATATGATAGAACTACAAGGGTATCTGCTAATAACGGATATCAAATTATCTAAGGTATATTCTATACCATCTTTCCAATCCGTGTCACAAAACGAACAATTCTTATTACAACCTGCTAACCTAATAAAAATGTTTGGTGTACCTACACGAGCCCCTTCTCCTTGTAAAGAAAAGAATATTTCCTTTACTCTTAAAGTTCTTTTTAATACATCAAGGTTCATACCGTGCAGAAGTTTTAGGTGTTTCTTGAACAGTAATAGAAGAAAGCTGTGGGTAAGTTTCTTTAAAGACATTGAAAAGGTAGTATGCAATGTTTTCAGCAGTCGGATTCATACTTGGAAAAACTTCGTTTAGATGTCTATGATCCAATACATCATCAATCCACTTTTTAATAGTGTCAAGTTGTCTGTAATCAGTGGCAAACCCTGCTTCATTCAGAGTTTCACTTTTAAGTTCCACAATTACTACATAATTGTGACCATGAACCCTTGAACACGGATGTTCCGGTGCCAAGCACTCTAAGTTATGACTGGCACAAAATGAAAATTCTTTTTTAATTGTGTACATACCATTCTATTTTAATGATTAATAAAAACTTCCGAGATGAGGTCTTCCCATTTGTAATCTTTGTAAAACGTGAACTTCGTGGGAAGAATGAAAATCACCTTCACGTATCACTATTTTATTTATTCTCATTATACCTAACTCTTTTTCACGTCCAGATGGGTCCTGGTTAAGACCGTACATAGCTGTGACATGAGCATACTTTCGTTTATCTTCGGAGAAATTATCTAATTCCAAACGATAAGCCTTATAACTTGCTGCATCTGCTTGTGTTGGTGCAATTACTAAACAATCATATTCTTGAGATAATGCTCGTAATCCTTTCCAAATGTAATTTTGTTTTGGGCGTTCTTCCATACGTGTTTCCGCTTCCAACAAATCAGCATAGTCAATAAGTATTACATCAGGAATAAAGGCTTCTTTATCTTTCCATTTCTTTAATGTAGATTTAATTTTTGAAAGAGTCAAGGTTCCATTTACGTGAGTGGAAAGTTTTATAGACTGATGTGTATCAATAAAGAATTTTTTAGCATATTTTTTAGCCTCACGAACAGTCAAAGCGTGTTTTAAATCTACTTCTTTTAACCAAACTGTACCCCAACGATTTCTCATCCATTCAGGACAGTTGTAACAAGGTTTATATGTAGGATTTTCTTTATAAGCTTCAATAAGTTCTTTCTTTGTAATATTTTTTCTAATGTCTTCTTCTTTCATTTTAAAGACACCAAAGTTACATTCTCTGATTGCCCTATTACAGTTATCTGTTTGATTTTTTATACAGTCTTGGGTTGGTACATATTGAATACCACAATATTTTTCAAGATTACTTCGTTCAGCAAGATAAACACAAGTTCTTATTAATTGTTGATTTTCTGTCATATCCCCTGCCTGGAAGAATGCAACTTTACGTTTCTGTTTATAAGCTCTCATCATAAATTCAAGAAGAATATAAGTCTTTCCTCTTTTTTCTGGAGCAAGTAAAGAAACAAATCCTCCACGAACAAGTTGTTCATTCCAAAATTCCCCTAAAGCACCAGGAAAACGAATTACATTTTGGTAGGTTGTATCAAAAGCAGACTCTATTTTTGTGAGTAATCTTTCCGTACTTAAATCTAATTCATTTTCTTCTTCCTGTTTAAAAGATACTGGTTTAAAATTTTCTATTTCTTTTTGGGCTTCTTCTACCTTATTTTTAGCCAGTAAAAAACTAACTCTTTCATTATGTAATGTTACTTGTCTTTCATTAAAGTAATCTTTGGTTTCCTCTAACAGGTAGGTAATGTTTATTCCTTTCTTTTCGTACTCTTCAGACAAGTTAGGTAGAATCTCTCCTTCTATTTCTTCTGCTTCATCTTTATCCAGTTTTTTACCCCGTAATTTTCTAATGTAAATCATTTCAATATTCTCAAGTGGGGCTTGTCTGTACTTACGGAAATATTCCCAACACCAGGATGATATTTTTTGGGCTGTAGAACTCTCAATATAATCTTGGTTCCATATTTCCTCTAACTGACGTAGATACTCTGTTTGGGTAATTAATCCTATGATTATTTTACGTTCAATCATTTCTTGAGGTTTTTCCTATTTCATCAAACATTGGCTCAAACTTATTATTAGAATAAGTTTTACCATTTCCATTATTTCCGTAATCAAAGTTTTTCATTTCATTTGGGTCATCGAGCCATCTACTTTGATTTAACCACGTCGTAGGTAAAGGAATGAAATCTTTGTTTTGCCAGCGGTCACTTTGTTTTTGGGCTATTATAGCACTTCTGATTTGTCTCCAGGTTGGCTTGACTCCAGTTTTCTTGGTACATAGTTTATTCCAACTTGTCAAGGCTTTACCTTTTTCTGCTTTTCTTGGATAAAGTTCCCAGAAATTGTTAAATTGATTGGGAGTGATAAATCTTGTTAATTTTGGTAAATCTTCTTCTTCAAACGAAGTTAATTTTAATTTGTTATTGTTTATTACTTTGTTATTATTATTAACCCTTACGGTTCCGTTAGGCCAATCCCTTACGGTTCCGTAAGGGATATCCCTTACACCATTTTTTATGGTTTCTTGGTCTAATTCTATATCCATACTTTTAATTAATTCTTCCCAATTAATGTAATAATATTCTTTTGGAGGAATACCAATAAGTTTGGTTTCTATAAGGCCTTTGGTTTTTAATGATGTCTTACAATTACGAATTCCTCTATCTGTGAATCCGTATTCTTCAATTAATTTTTTATGAGTAATGTAGAAACCATCTTCTATTAAAATTTGCTTGTCTTGAAAATACTTATATTTATCAATTAAATTTGATAAAAATATTGCGGTATCAGGTCCGAATTGTTTAATTAATTTCTTATTAACCACTAAATAAGATTCAGAGGATAGAATCTCTAATGCAAATGATTTACTATTCATTTTCTTGGTTTAACAAAAACAGACAGGTTTTCAGAAAGAAGCCGCTTCCTTACTAACCTGCCTGTTGCTTATGACAAACAAAAAACCAATAAACTTAGAAAATTCTTCTTTATGTCGGCTTTCATAAAAAATGTGAATTTGTAATACCTTAATATTTAAGGAAATAAGAACACAAAGTTACAAAATTAATTTAAGAATAAAAAATTCTTTTAAAGGTATTTTGCAACTATTTTAGATTTAAAATTTTACTTTGTACGGGTTCTTATAGGCTTCTCAACTTTGCCGGTCCACTCCCAATACATAAATTGCAGAGATCTTAATTGTCGCTGCTTATCTTGTAGCCAAATTGCTGAGGCACTATTTATACAACCCTCAGGGGGTCGTTTAATGACGTGCAACGACCCAAGCAAGAAACCAGAGGATCTTGCTTTAGGGGGCTCTTTACAAATACGAACAACGTTTCCAACTTGGTAATGTCGTTGATGAGGCATTACTTTTCCTGGTTCTTCCCTTATCATTCCTCACCCTCCCACAATTCGCTGGTTTTATTATTAATGTACCCGTGATTATGAAGACCGTGTTTAATCGGAATAGAAAATGATTCAGGTTTTCTTTTCCAAAGAAGAGTAACACCATTTCTTCTTGCCCGAAGGCGTGTACCATCTGCATTTTTAGCGGTTAAATGCTCAAACCGATTTAATTTTTCACAGTTTTCCCTTGTTACCTTTTCCATTATTTTTTGATATAAAGATTATAAGCACGTTCAATAATTCTACCAGCTCTTGAAGGAGCATATTCTTTTATGTAAAGATATCCAGCCCAGCGTTCAAATTGCCCATAGTCCTCAATACACCATTCTTCGTGAGCTTCACAGAATTCAGGAGTAAAATATTTGATTACATCAACACAATAATCTTGGAATTTATATCCAATTAGTAATTTGTTCATTTTAAAAATCTCCTTTTCTTATTCGGTAAACAAAATCACGGAAAGTTTCTTTTTCTTTTGCCGTTGCCTGTACAAACTTTTCTTCTTTATACTTTTTAATTCCTTTTTGGAATTCAGGTAAGCAAACAGGGCAACAAGCGTGTCCTGAAAATAGAATACCCCCAACCGAGGTTGTATCTTCTGTGAAATCTCTATTACAGAAATCACATATTACCAAGTTTCCCGGGTCAACGTTTATAATTTCCCAACCTTCAAACGGATTATTCATCTTCTAAGTCCTCCTCTTTCTTAAATGCAAACATAGCAGTTCCATAATTGTTCTCATCCACATAAGCACGTGGTTCTAAGTAGATTTCATCTTCTGTTACAAGTTCACCAACTGTAAAAGAATCGGGGTCAGCAAAAAGACGATCATTTGCATCGTCTACATTTACCAAATCCATAGCTTCTCCTGTAAAGGTTTCATTCAGTTCATCTTCAAAGACGACTAATGTTGCTCTGTAAGTTTTCATTCTTCCCCTTTTTTAATTATTTCAAAACATTCTTTATCACACCATTTTCCTTTTCCTTTCTCATATTCAATAAGATATGTACCATCCTCCTCATCTTCTCCAAGTAATTTGTAAACTTTGTTTATTTCAAAAACATTTGCCCAATATTTTAATCTATTTTCTTTTAAAGAAATACATTTAACCCAGACAACATCATTCTGTTCTTGGTTAATAATCGCACATTCATCTTGTACGATAGGGTGCCATGTTTCACTGATAGTTCCGTGTGGTTCATAATTCTCTCTTGCCCAAGCACGAAACTGAAGTTCTTCTTCAGAATTCAATTCACGAAACAAAGGCTGTTTACGTAATTCTTCTGATTCCTTTTCTTGTTCCTTGAAATAAGTAGGTGTAAAAACCTTTTTGTAAGTAGTACCATCGGGTAATTCAATCCAATCGGCAGAGTTCAGACTTTCCTCAATCCGGTCAATTATCTGATTACGTATTCTGTAATCAGTATAATCAATTTTTGAGTTGTTAAGTAATCCATCTAACAGACCCCTTAACCTAATCCCTGTTTCCATTTTTAAAAATATTTAAACGGTTTAACTTCATTTTTTAAATCTTGAATATATTTTGCAAATACATCACCGTCAAACCTTGAATTATCTTCTCCAAGATATTGAATAAGATAAAACCTTAAATCTTCGGCAGACATATACCCCATTTCAAGCATAGCAAATAGTTCTGCAAGAAAAATATAATCTTTTTTTGTCATTTTTCAATGATTTTTAATGTAATTTAATAATTCTTTTGCTTTTTTATTCGTCAAACTACCTGGATCTCCTTGTATGGAAACGTTCCAGGCATCAACTCCACGAAAACGTAATTCAGCTACAAGTTTTTTTGCTTGTGATTGAGCTTGTATTTCATCATCATACACAACTGCAATTCGTTTAAAGATTGAAGACATTAGTTTTACTTGATTATGGGTGTATTGAATACCACTCGTAGCAAAACTTGAATCACCCAATCTCCAAACATCTGTCGGTCCTTCAACACAAATACCAATCTCAGGGTTCCAATTTTCTTGTATTCCATACAGTATTTGTTTTCTTCCCATCAATTCATATTCATCTGGACAGGCATAATATTTGTTTGGTTGTTTTCCAGTTACATCCCGAGAATCAAAACTCACCATTTCCCCGTTCCAAAAGTATGGAATAAAAATACGGAAACGATAATAGTACATTCCTAACTTTGAGGTAGGACTGGTAGCACGTATTTGATATTTTTCTTCTATCAAATTAGGGTCAAACATTCTTTCACGTAGATACTTTTTCTGTTGTGTTTTCAAATAACTTAAACCTGAAGGGATTTCAAATTCTCTTTTGGTTTTAATTTTTTGATGTAGGATAGTACGGTTAATCCCATACTGTGGGAGAATTTCAGTGACCTCATTTTCTTTAAGGCCTGTCAATTCAGCAATGGTTTTAACGGGAGCGTGCCATCCACAACGCCAACAGAAATAGTATTCTTCGTTGATGTTCCATCCAAGATGATATCCTGGGTTTCCTTCACAGAAAGGACACTCAACGTTGACCCATCCCGGACGACAATGTTTATGTCCTTCCGTTCTGTGGTCAACGTTGAAGTCCCTATACAGACGTATTACGTCCATAACCATTTTTTAATAAACCCACTCGCATCTAATTCGGAGATTAGGTGTTGTGGGTACGTTTTCTTCATAATTTCTCTTTTTATGTTCCATATACCAACGGAACGATTTTCTACTGAAATTCTGTTGAAAGAAGCTTTCAACATTTCTAACGTTAATTCATTCTTTTCCATTTTTCTAAATATTAAGGTTAAATAATTCCTGCGAGTACAAGACAACTCTTTACTGAATTTGTTTTACATTCATCACACCATCCACGATCACAATCAGGTTCGTAGCTGTAGGTAGCATTACAATCTTTGTTTGTACAGATTGCTGGGACCACGCTGTCCCAAGTCGAAGCTTCAAGCATTTCTTCTACACTTTCGTAGCCTTCGGATTCTGCTAATGTCTTTAATTTACTCATTTCATTTTTGATTAAGTGGTACAATATTTACATCTAAAATTTCATCAAAATCACTTTCATACAAATCATTACTATGGCACCATAAATGATTTCCTTCATTAAGTACTCTGTACCTGATAGGCACTCCGTTTAAGACATCTAACTCTACAATCTTATTGTAAATTCGTCCTTTAATTCTATTTACAAATTTCAAATTTTTCATGTTTTAATCATTAAATAGCTTTTAAACAAATCCATTAATATGGACTGGTCTTCATATTGTTTGCCATCTAATATTTTGGTAATTACTTTTTCTTTCTTCTTAAGTAAAGTAATTATCTTTTCTTCAATAGTACTCTCCCCAACCAAATTCCATATTGTAACCTGTTTTGTTTGAGTAATACGATGTATTCTGTCTGCTGCTTGATTTAATTCTCCAGGAGACCAAGGAAATTCAATTATGGCTGCATTAGACGCCGCTGTCAAAGTAATTCCTACTCCTGCTGCCTTAATATTTCCGATAAATAATCTTGTTTTAACATCCTTTTGGAATTTATCAACAGCTTCTTGTCTTTGTTTTTGAGAAACACTACCGTCTACCTTAACCGCGATATGTTTAAATTTTTCCATTAACTGAGAAACAACCTTTTTATGAACGGCAAATACAACCAGTTTCTCACCACTTTCTAAGAAATTTTCAATCCATTCAATTATTTGGTCAATTTTACCTTTCACTGCTAATTGTTTAAGTAATTCAATTTGTGCAAGGACTGGTGCAGAAGCAATTCTTTCAAATTTATGTTCTTTTATCAAACGTATCTCATCTGTGGTTAGTTCTTCACTAACTTCAATATCATTACGTTTGGCAAATTGTTTTAATTCTTCCAGGATTTCTTCCGTAAGATTTTCTGTATTGAATTTCTTTTTTAAGAATTCTACAAATTCTGTTTCTGCCTGGTCGTATTCTATTCTATTGTTAATCTCGAATGGTACTTTAATGATTTGTTTTTCAGGTAAATCTTTTAGTACATCTACCTTCTTTCTTCTAATCATTATCGAACTTGATAGAATTTTATTCAATCTTAACGTATTTGTAGCACCATTTTTATCCCATCCAAACCTTGTTTTCTTTGCCCCACAAAATTCAACAGCAAAGTCTGTTGCATCAGGGAATATAGAAGGATCTATTACCTTCACAATATTATATATCTCAATTGGTTTGTTTTCAATTGGTGTACCTGTTAAAGCAATCAACCTTGGAACTGATTTAACCAGTCTTTTAAATGCTTTTGTTCGTTTTGCTTTATTATTTTTGATGTAATGGGCCTCATCAAATATTATCACATCAAATTGTTTTAACTTTAAATGTTTCTCCCAATAAGAAAGGATATCATAGTTGATAATAACATCATTACTCTTAATTTTGTGTGGAGTAGTACCATTTAAAATTTCCATATCCAACAGAGCCCATTTTTCTGCTTCCCTTTGCCAGTTAATTTTCAAGCTGGCTGGACAAATTACTAAAACTTTTGAGAATTCTGGATGTAGTTTTAGCCAAGATAAAACTTGAACAGTTTTACCTAAACCCATTTCATCTGCTATCAAAGCTCTTCCATTCTTTTGTTCTAAAAAATGAACACCTTCTATTTGATATTTGTAGAGTTCCTCTACATTAAGATTCAAAGAAAGTTTTTTTACTTCATCTTCCTTTTTATCCCAGTTTTGAAGGGAAGGACTAAATACAAAATTTAATTCTTTCAGTAGTTCTATTAATTTTTGGGTAATATACCCTTCCCAATAGTCGGATTTCATTTTAACATCAGGAAAAGAAGCAATCTTTCTAAAAGCTTCTTTGTCTGAGTAAGAAAAACAAATTTTAATAACCTGTCTTTCCTTAATCAGATTTGCAGTTCTTATCATATTCCTCTTATTCTGTGATACATTTCACGTTTCTTTTTTAAATACCTTCTTGCGTGAAGGATAGCTCTTTTTTCAATTCTTGTGTAGAAGCCTGTTTCCTGGACAAAATAACAATATCCTTCTTTATCTGGGACGAATACATCCTTGATAAAACATCGAAAATCTCCTACCTTTGAAATCAGTATTGTTGCCATAAAGTCGTGCCTTTCTTATTGGTTATTAAATTTGTATCCAATTTTCTTAGCATATTTTTCAGAAATCACCCCATATTTATGCGGATAGAAATACCCATGGCAAGGAATAACTTCTTTTAAGGAGTGGAAGATAGTAGCAACTTTTCTATACTTTTCAAAATAAGGTTCCCATCCCAGAAGATATGTACGATTTTCTTCAGGACTTTGTTCAATTTGTAATCCCATAAATGTTTTCATAGTATAATTAATTTAGATTTTATTTAAACGTTCAATTATTTGGTTAATTTGTTCCCAGATGATATGGAGCTTCTCATCTTCATCTGACATCCATTTGTCCAGCAGTTCATCATTCCAATAAATCAATTGAGCCCGGGCAGATTGAATTTCGATTCTCATTTGTTGTTCAGTTTTGGGGGTCCACCTTTTTTTAGAGGGAATAATTTTTTTATCCCCATATCGTTTCATAAATTCATTAGGCATTGTAGTCAGGTTTAAGGATAATACCTTCAAACAGAATTTCATTATCATCTTCATCTTGTATGAAGCAGGAGTCCTGGAAAAATTTCTGTTTTTTCCCTTTACCAGCCACTGATTGGTTCTTTTTCCCCTCTTTCTCAAAAACCTCCTTATATGGCATGGCAATACGAAGCTTTTGTGCAGCATTGAGATTTCTTCGCTGCATTTGATGCTTTATCATCCATAGTTTAATTTCATCAAGGGTTTGAAAATCCTCTTGCACAGGATTTCGGGGTAATTTTTTCTCCCCCTTATAACCAACTTCAATGGCAACTTTTAAACGGGTATGACCTTCTAAAACCAATTTACCGACTTCAGGGAACTCCTTATAGAGAATAGGATCATGAATACCATGCTGGCTAATGTCCTCTTTAAGCTGTGCATACAATTCACTCTCCATTTCAGGAAGAAAGCTTTTCAGTTCCCGGATTGTAATAAATCCATCGTGTTCGTCAGCAACTTGATATTCAGTGCCGAACAATGTAATAGTTTTTTCTGTAGCATTCATGGTTTCAAGGTGTTAAATTTGACATATGATTATGGTTCTTCAAACTTAACACAAAAAATTATAAGTTGTTATTTCTTCATTATGAATTCTTTATTCCTGCAATCTGCTCTACAAATTATATTAATGGCACCTTAATTAAAAAGGGAGACTCATCCGCCTCCCTTTTTATAACATCCCCTCATCAGCAAAACTGGTGTATCCTTCCGGCATCAATATCAAATGATCAAGCAAATTGATGTCCAGGAGTTGTCCTGCTTCCTTCAGCTTATTTGTTATTTGAATATCTGCATCACTTGGCTGAGGATTCCCAGACGGATGATTGTGAGCTAGTAGGATGCCCGTAGCAGATGATTTCAATGCAGCTTGATAAACGCACCTGGGATCAACAACAGTGCCTGTTATGCCACCAACTGATACCAGAAAATACCCCAACACCTTATTAGCCCTGTTCAGGAAAAGCGCATAAAAACATTCCCTGAGCTCAATTGGCTGGCCCCATATTCTGCGAAATACTCTTTCTGCATCAGCAGAACCGGTGATGGTTATCCTTTCTGAAGATTTGACAACAGGGCTGTATGAGATTTCAATTTCAGAAACACGGAATATGGGGTCCTCTTTCATTCTTGGTAGCATTTCTTCTGGCATAGTGTTTCCATCTTTCGGAAATGGCAATTTACGTTGTGCTGTTTTATTCATAGTGCTGGTTGTTAAGTGTGAATACTCCATCCAGGCTGTTTCTCTGGGTCAATGCTGACTGAAAATGTTGGTGCCCCTCCATTTCCATACCCATCATGAGGCCCATGAAATATGAACCCACCGTTCAGGACAAACTGTCCATCCCTGAGGATTTCAAAGTAGAGAGACAAGGGAGCGAAATCAGCAAAGAGTTTGACTTCATTTCCCTGATCAGAATAGCGTTCAAACCTGGCAAAAGTCTTGTTAAAACTCTCTTCCAGGTGATGTTCTGTGGCATAGGCTTTAATTTCAGCCAATTTGCCATTGGTGTGATCGTTTATCATTTTCTTGTTTTTATGGATTAGAAAATAAGTAGCACAGTCGTCTGAAGTGATTGAAATCACTGGACTTGCTGGAAAGTAAAATTAATAATTTTGGATCAATTTTAATCTGAACTGAGCATCCCATTTTCCAGGACAACAGATACCACAACTGGCTTCTCTGGTAGGTTTCTTATGACGTGGGTATTCTTTTCCACATCCAGGACAAACCAAAGAGTATTTAGACTTGGTAGGCTTTACCTCTTCTGAGGAGTAACACCTTCTACCATCACAACCAATGGTTAAGGCGATACGTTGCCATACGGAGTCGTGGTTAGCCTTTTTGTAGATAGTCCAATGGATTGCATGAGCTACCTCATGAAGTACCACATTCCTTACCACCTCCAGGTTATCTCGATTTTGTTTTACCAAAAGGTAAGAAATCGTTATCAGTTTTTTACTGATCATACATCTGCCAAATCTTCTCTTGGCGCTATCCCATTCCCATTTCCATCCCAAATCTGCAATATTGACGGAATGACCCAGCACATCATACTGAGTACTCATCAAAGTATTGATTTCGGATTCAATTTTAAGGTTGATAGCGTTCCTCGGCGCAAAGTATTTCATCTCATCCTCCTCAGACCACTCTTGTAGAAATCAATCAGGTTAGGCTTGTCAAAGACATCAAGCCTGGAAAAATGGTAATCTTCCAAAACAAGGACGATATTCATGTCCGAAGGTTCCTGCAGGTTCCTGCATTCCGTTTTCACGTCCTGCCACTTCGCGATTCCCCTCCAAAGTGGGATCAACAGGACTGCCAGCAGCCATACTGCTGGCACAAGGTTCCTTTTTTTCATTTTTGTTTTTTTAGTTTGACATAGACCGGCAAATTTCCTGCCGGTTTCGGCTATTCTAAGCCTCATCAGTATGCCTTGCCTTGTACGGGGTAGTTATAGGGCATTTAAAAGAAACTCCTTAAATTCATTTGTGATGTAAAAAGTATCTTGATACCATTTACCCCTATAATAAACACCTTGTATCTCGAAGGGCTTGTTTTCTCGTTTATCAGATTCTTTTATATCAGAAGGGAAGTAATAAACACCGTCATAATATAAACTTATCACTCCAAACTTATTCGATTTTCTCGGCTTGTTTTTATACACCTTTGGTTTTTCAAACAAGTTATCAGTTAGTTCGGTAGTTACTCCTGCGTATGTTGTTTTTGTAGCCATAATAAAAACGCCCTATAACACTATGTAAAAGTAATAGCCGTGTTATGGGTCTTATTTAAGCTATTACAGTATCTTTAAATTTAGTTTTCAATCAATTGGTAGTGCTATAAATCGGCTACTACTCTTACATTCAACGTTATATAGGCACAAAACACGTTAAAGGCAACTGCCACTACGACAGCGCCTACCCAACTAACCCAAAGCAGGATAAAACCTGCAAGGATCCCGACCATACTGCCCATAACAATTCCGTCGAGGTTTTTGTACCAAAGATTTCTCAGCTTTTTCATAATATTAAAAATTAATAGGTTTATAGGTCTGTTGGATAAACTCAACAATTTTTTCCTGGGTTTCCTCACGGGATACCAGGTAGCGGATAAAATTAAGCTCCCTGCGGGAAGGTTTACTGGTTTTGCCAGCCTTTATCCACAATTTAGCGGCATTTGCAAAATTGTTTTCCATTTTCAATTTTTAATTTTTGGTTTGACGTATACGGGGCATTCTCAGCCCCGTTTCGGCTCCTAAAGCCTCATCAGTACGCCTGTGGGAACGTTATTCGGCATCTTCCTCATCCACGGGGCGATTGTAGTACCGGCCGTCCTCAACCTCAAGCAGGTAGCCCTTACGGTCGTAATTCCTCATGGAGTAGATTTTGGCTTTGATGTCCTTTTCGTCCCGGTGGGGAAACTCGGCACCCAGCTGAGCCTGCAGGGCGTCCTTGCTGATGCCATTCTCGCCAGCTTCAGCCACAATTTCCGCAATCCGGGTGATAATGCCGTCCCCGCTATGAGCGCCTGTGCTGCCAGCTTTCGCAGCCTTTGCAGCCGTAGCCTTGGGAGCCTTGGGAATACGAGCCATTTGAGCTTTGAGCCATTCGGTAAAATCCTCAGCACCCGCCCAACGCCTGTCAGCCAGCACGTCAGCCATTTCCCTTGCCAGCACGTTAACCTGCTCCTTGTGTAGGCTTTTAAGCATTTCCAGCTTCGCAGCGGCAGCGGCAGCGGCATCCCGTTCAGCGGCTTCCTTTTTGTACTTTGCCAGCAGGGCCTTTTTTGCTTTCAGAGCAGCCTCTTCAGCCTTGATACTTTCCTCGGTAATGATCTCAGCCATTTTAACCTCGGCGGCGTTCTCAACGTTTTCAACTGTGGTAGCAGCCACTTCAGCAGCCAGCTTACCGTTTTCCTTTTTTGTTGTCATAATTAAAAATTTTAAAAAGTTAATGGTAATTAATAAAAATTTGACATATATGGTACCTTGTATTAAAAAGTACCATTTCGGCTACCAAAGCCTCATCAGTATGCCTTGCTTAATAATATTTTTGCACGTGCAAACAAAACAAAACAACAAAGAACGTGCTGTAAATATAGTACACTAATGTTAGATGATTATTAACAGAACGTTATTAAATTGTTAAGTACTTAACAATAATCCAGGTAATGTTAAGAGAACCTTAAATTAACGTTATTAAATTGTTAAGTACCAAAAAAACGTGGTTATTTAACAATATAATTGGTTATTTAACAAT